CTACATCTCTATTATTTTTCTTTGAATCATCAAGAAAAAGCGAATCTTCTCCTGACTGATGTTCTCCTCTGGAATATGAAGGGAAGTAAAAATAGTTTTTATACCTTTTTTATCCATTTTTTGAACGAATGACATATCTAATTGAGAAAAATAAATTGAATATCCTAGCATTATATCTCTCCTGACTTAATTGAATTAATTGTATTACATTATAAACATTTTGAAATTTAACTTCAATGATTATTTAAACAAATGAAATTTAATGCCGAAAACACTTTCACATTATTCTCTAGAAAGGAAAGATAGCTTATATTTTATGTTCGTTTAAAAAGTAAAAAAGCTCATTCCTCCTCCATTTTTAAGTTGGAATAAGCCTTTGAAAGTTTATAAAATTTTCCGTTTTTTTGGTAATTGGTTTATTTAGTAGCCGCCCTGTATTTCCGTCTTATTCTTCATCATACTGTAGATGATGCGGTAATATGTAATACTTTTAACGTATTGTTATAAAATCGCGCTAAATCAAGGTTTTTCACTTTATAAACTGTAATATCTTTAACGGAAAACTACGATATTTCATGACCTTGCGTTACCTTTTTGTTACCGTTAAGAGCCTCAGAGACGCTACCTCTGAGGCTCCTTTCTGTACATTTACCAATTATCAATGGTTCGATTCTATTCTATATTAAATCCCCATTTCCTTCAGGACTAGTAAATAAATTTGTAGTAATCCAAAATCATTTTGGATTATGTCTATCTTATTGACTTTGTCAACTTTAGACTTTTTTACGCCTTCGAGTGCCATATCCCACTTTACATCGGTAAGCAGCATTGATAAATCACATTTAGCTCTCTTCTCCAACCGCCGATAACTCTCCTGTATTATTTCATCGTCTAGATTACCCTTGCCCATTTCAAAAAAAATTGATAAGTCAACTTGCTTTTTAATCTGACTCACCTCTTGTTTATTTTAGTTTCATGATATTGCGAACTCGCTCTAGGAAGTTTTGAACGGATAACCTTCAAATAAATCGTTTTCAAAATACCTGCAATTGATTCTAAGATAAGTAATGTCCCTCCCTATTGTTATAAGTATTGATGCCACGTTCATTACTTCTCCCACTTCTAAATGCGACTTTTACAATTCCTCTATTAATAATGGATAAAACATACAATAAAACCGTTTTCAAAAACTTCCGAATCAAACAATCGTTCTAACATGGAAGACTATGTAAACAAATTCACAATCCATCATGCATCACTCCCTTTCTTTTCTATTTCATTATAATTTTAGTGTCTCTAATATTACAACGATCAATATATTCCATATTATTTCTTATATAGATAAATAAGTTAATTAACAAAGACATTACCTATTTATTCCAAATACTTAACCATCTCCTATTAGCATTCATCCGTATTTCCTATTTGATATACTTGATTATACACTAAACGCAATACTTATTTTTATATTGCTTGTTCCATATTTAGGATGTAAACTTTTTTCATGTAGTGGGATTTTTATAAACGATCATTAAAGAAAGGAATGAATCTAAATGTTTGCAATGGGTTTAACTGGAGGAATCTTCGGCATAATCTCTGGAATTATAGTCATTTTTGTTGGAGGTGTGGGTCATGCCATAGGAGCAAGTGGAGCTCAATACGTAGGATCTTTAGGTTTTCTGGCAATATTTTTAAGCATATTAGGTATTGTTGGTGCAGCGTTATCAAATGCAAAGCCAAAGCTTGCAGGCACGTTCATGGTAATTGCAGGTATTGGCGGGTTTATTTCTGTGTCAATGGCTTACATACTATCCGCTGTGCTTTTAATTATTGGTGGTTGCATGGGACTGTTCAAGAAAACAGATAAAGCAACATCCACAGAGTCCGCTTAAAGGAACTATTAAGCGTAAGCCCTTCGGGGCTTTTTAATTTGCACAAAAATAACCTGCCGCTAAGACAGGTTATCTTCATTTCATTTTTTACAACCATACAGAACGTGAGATAATGACCAATAGAATAAACAAGACTAAAATAGCTGATGTACTTGTGAATCCTCCAAAGGCACCTCCACATGAAGCTTCATTTCCGTATACTTGGCCCACTCATAACACTCCTTTCCTTTAGGCTCAATATCATTGTATGATAAGATCCAGGTACTGATTGGACTGTTTGAGCCTGTTTTAGAAAAGGGCTGTGACTTGTAAGGCGGCGTAAGATATGCTACTTTATATAGGAATTGTTGGTTTCCCATCGAACATTTTCATAATGGCTCTTTGGGGAGCTATTTCTTTGTACATTAAGCCGCGAGCGCCTAGGAAGTTAATTTTGGCGCTTTTTTTGTATTGCGATTCAAGTCCAGTTGTAAAAGTATAAAGAGGTTGCAGTAAGAAAATCCGTGGGTTCTAGCCTGCGCATTTTTCAAAAACATAGAAATTTTTGTTAAATATTTCTCTATTTTAGAAGGAGTTCTATTGAGGCGTGTAGAAGTGTTTTATTAAGTTTAAGGTATCGAAGATAGCTTAAACATTACCGGAAATCATTGATTGCTATCTCCTTTTTACCGTTTTGTTATTCATCAAGTTGGCTATGCTGTGAATAAGCTAAATGAATAAGGGGTGGTGATCCATGGCAAAAATTTATTTCTTCAAGAAGGTGAGTGAAATGATACAAACAGAAGAAAGAGCAAAAACAAATCAAACGACCGTCTTTGATGTGGCAAAATACTTTCTATGTAAGGTGGATCGACAATCCGGGGAAACCATTACGCACCTTAAGTTACAGAAATTAGTTTATTATGCTCAAGCATGGCATTTAGCGTTATACGATGAGCCACTAGTTGATGCCAATTTTCAAGCATGGGCTCACGGTCCCGTTAATTGCGATATTTATAATGAATACAAAGATTATAAGTGGAACCCAATTGAAGAGCCATCCGATTTTGACCCAACAATTATTTCAAACCATCAAAAAGAACATCTTGATGAAGTTTGGGATGTTTTTGGAAAATATGAGGCCAAATATCTTGAGGATCTGACCCATCAAGAAGCTCCTTGGAAAGAGGCAAGAGGGAATTTACCCCCTGGAGCGGCCTGTACCACAGTAATTAGTGATGAAAGAATGAAACAATTTTATCGGAGTCTAATTCAAGAATGAGTAAATCGGGGAAGAGAATTGTAGCTTTCAAAGGTAAAAACCAAGGCAGGGGGAGGATACCGGAGCCAACATTGCAGGAGACTGTAAAACCGGAGTTCTCATACCCTGTTTTCTCATTTAAACATGCATGTAAACGAAATTATTTATTGTCAGAATGGACAAAAATGAACTTTCGAGATTAATGGATACCTTTAGACTAATGGAGCAACTGGAATGGAATCAAATTTTAACTCATACAGGTCTTCAAATGAAAAAAGCTAATACAAAAACTCTATCTAAACCGTTGCCATGTGACATTTCACCAGACGTAACACTTTATGAAATACGAGTGACCCAGAGAGCGCGGATTTTCGGATACATATTTAACAATGTATTTCATTTGGTGTGGTTTGATCGAAGACATGAGGTTTATTCTATGTCTTAGGTATTGCTGAATACATAAAAATATGGACTTATATAAATGGTTTTCAAGAACAATGAGCCTTAGCACCTCAAGGCTCTTTTTTCTGTTCTTAAACACAAATGGTCTGGTTGCAAAGTTTAGCTCTTAATTGGAGAATGGTTGCAAAATAATAAAGAGGTGCTTGTAGCCGGCAGAAAAGGTGTCTTTCTCGAAAGCCACATACCCTTTAGACAAATGGCATGGTTAATAACAATTACGGCGAATAGCCTGTAGAATAGAAAATAGGCCGTCACGGCAATGCTTATACACCATTTCCCTCCCATGTAAATGATGCATAAGCGAAAGTCCGTGCGGTCCACTCTGAAAAAAAAGAACCACCCCACCCCATACCGCTAAAGGTGACATCCAGTATCCAGTATTTAAGTGGGGTGAAACTGGGGTGGCACTATTATAATATGCCACATCAAATCGTTGTTGCTTAGCAAATGAAAATAAGCGGGAAATTAGACGATTACCGATGAAATGAGCAAGATGGAAATAGGCCACCACGGCAACGCTTATACGCCCAATCCTAGACGCTTAAGTCGAAAACCGTGGAGGCCTATTTTCCAACTATGCAGAAGAGAAGCACCACTCCACGACAAGATTCCGTTCTTCATCAAAGGGGAAGTCTAGAGGTGGTGATTCATAATATGCTGACAAAGTGTTGCTGATACATAAAATATTCTCTGTCTTACTGTTATGGTTAGAAATTGGGTATCCTATCAAAAAAAGACAAGATTAAGAAAAAATTGATTTTTTTTCACAAAGGGGCTTCCGTTTCCAGACAGAATGTGTTATATATTGGAATATAAGAGAAATCTATTTCTCTTATAAAATAATCTTTAGGAGGTTGTTCTATGAAAAAAGTAGTAGCATCAGTTGCGATGGCTGGAATGTTGTTAGGAGGTGGAGCAACGGGAATGGTTCATGCGAGTACACCAGACCAAGCCCAGGAAATGGCCGCTGCACAAAGTGTTGTCGGACCACAATTAATTGTGGAGGATGATTTTGCAAGCGAAATCTCCAGTGTCTTTCAAAAACTGACTCACGGCACTAGTATTGATCTGTTTGAATTGGCTCTTCGAAATGGCGGAACAGTATTATCCAAGGATATCAAGCTCGAAGTTGGTAAATCCTATCGTGTCACATTAAAAAATGTGAGGGGTGACGTACTTCTAGATGTAAACCAAGGCCACGGACGTCATGATCTTAGGTACTGGGCTGACTACGGCAACTTAGGAAAAGATATCAGCCATGTGTTTGTAGCTAAAAGCGACACTGCATTCTTTGGTATAAAAGGTTTACCTGACGCTTCTATGAAAGGTTTTATACTTGAGAAAATTGACTAAAAATTCAATAGGAAAACTTTGTATAATGATTTTACCTGAAAACTCAGGTTTTTGCAACAATTTTGTTTGCAAATATTGATAAATTGGTCTAACCCCTGTCTATCTGGCAGGGGTTGGTCTATTAAACATGGCGTGAATCTAAAAATTGAAGCAATTATGAAAATGTCCCGAAATGAGGAAAGTTGTTTATTAAAAGAGGAATCATTTTCTTAAGAATGGCATAGTATAAATTAAACCATCTTCTTAGACCCCATAAAAAGGATCACGTTGGTAGGTAAATACCTTCGTGATCCTTTTTATGTGAATTGGAAGATGTTGAGATGGTGAGACCAACTCCTTATTTCTGCTGAAAGATGGTTAGTGAACTGCCTACTTAGGCGGGTGGGTGTGATTTGGTAAAATAAATTGGTCGTTTATAAAATTGCCAATAAAAACTTAAAGTGGGTCTTGACAAAACCTCTTTGCAACCATCTTACCCAAAAAACGAGTTTTTTGCAACCAAAACGTTTTTATCAAGAAAACAAAAAACCAGCCAAATGACTGGTCGTATGAACTGACCCCTGTCAAGTAGACAGTGTAAAAAACAAAAAAGTTGTGGCACTAACCGTATCCCCGTGGTTGGTGCCATTTTCTATGCTGCTGAACTTAGAAGGTATTGCCTATATTCCAACGGCGTCATACAATTAAGTCTTTTCTGGTATCGACGAGTATTGTAGTAATCGATGTATTCTATCACGGCTGCTTCCAGTTCCTCATATGTATAGAACTTACGAAGATAATACATTTCGGATTTCATCATTCCCCAGAATGATTCCATTGGGCCATTATCTATACATCTTGATACCCTGGACATGCTTTGAGTCATACCTGCATCGTCTAGTTTTTTCTTGAAGATTTTACATGTATATTGGAAACCCCGGTCACTGTGAAAGAGGGATATAGCGTCAGGATAAGTCATATGGGCGATATCAAAAGTTTTAAATACAAGTTCATTGTTGTTGGAATGCCCTACCACAAAAGAAACAATGCTTTTATCCGATAAATCAAGGATTGCACTAAGATAAGCCTTGTTTTGGTTGCCATACTTCATTTCAGTCACATCTGTGAGCCATTTTGTACCGAACTCAGAGGATTCAAAGTCTCTGTTCAAGATATTTTCCGCCGTAATTTCAGGCGTGGAATGGATGTAGTTTTTTCGCTTCCTGCGGCATACCGATTTAAGGCCTAGGATGCCCATAAGTCTGTATATTCGCTTATGATTGACAGTTACATGGCGTTCTCGGTTTAGTTTAATGGTCATCTGGCGATATCCAAGGATGCCATCCTTTTCCTCGTAGGCATCTTTAATCATGGGAAGCAACGCTTTATTAAAGATCTCATTCATGCTTTCTTTCCGGTTGATCCATTTATAATATGATGAACGTTGGATCCCCATAAGATCACATAATTGACATATGGGATATGACTTCGTTTCATGGAGCTCGCGTATTGCAAGGTATATCGTTTCATACCTTACCTGGCTTAGAACCGCCTCCTTTCGATCTCGTCCAGCTTTTTTAGCAAATCGATCTCCATCTGCTTCCTTCTGTTCTCAGCCTGTAACAGCTTATTCTGAGCCCTTAGTTTCTCCACTTCGGACATCTCATCCTCAGATTTTCTTTTCCCGCGTCTGTCTTGAAGTGCATCCACACCAGATGTTAAGTATTTATTTGTCCATGAATAAACTTGCTGATAGGATACCTGGAATTTATCAGCTGTCTGGGCATAATTGTGTTGATGTTCAATGCAGAATCTGACGATTTCAACTCTCTCATCGTAAGTAGTTGTTCGTCCTTTTGTCATGATCGGCGCTCCTCCCGTTCTGGAAGTGTTCAACTTCTCATGACCATTATACTTCAGAATCCAATCGCGCAATTGGCAAGTTGACTTAATGCCATATCTTTTACATATATCCATGTGAGAACCGCCGCCAGCCAAATAGTCCTCGACAGCTATTCTTTTTAACTCTGCGCAGTAAGATGCATTCTGTGATGTTTAAAGCAATCCGTTTGGCCTAGCGACTGGTAAGTCTGAAGCCATTGCCTAACGGATGAATGGCGTACATCAAGAAGTGATGCTAAATGATTAAGCGAATCTTCTCCACGTAAATACTTTTCAACAGCTGCAATCTTTTCTGATCCTGATACTTTTGCTTTATGGGACATGAAAAAATGCTCCTCCTTACAGTAAACAGTTTTATTATTTCAACTGTCTACCGCAAGGGGAGCATATCAGTACTTCCTTAAAGGCCCTTTCTGCGGTGGATATACCACCCATATTATACCAATTATTAAGTAAGGTGTCTATTATTGAAATAAACTCTCTATGTAGGTCTTCCATTTTTCAAATGTAGAGATAAGTTCTGGAGTTTTTGATATAAGTGAAATCATTTTATCTGCTGATTCAAATAATGGTTTGATTATTGCTTTACTAGGCTTGTCCGACCCGGCTTGTTCAGTTACTAACATACAACTTCAGTAAGCTCATCTTTTGTGTCATTGGGCATATCTTGATTCTGTTTTATCAGTTCAATAAGTTGTCTTGTTATATCTTCCAAGCCCTGGGCGGAACCATTATTCACAAATGATGAATTACTATGATCTCCCATTGCTAAAGATCCTTGATTATTTTCTATCTTTCCAATTTTAAATTCTGACATTTTCACATCTCCGTTACAATAGATATTTATAAAGTTAACCTGCTTTGATCCTTCTAATTGTCCTAATAGATTGTTTATCTCTTGTGGTAACATTTCAGTCACAGGTGCTGGTGATGAATTGAAATCTGTTAATATGCCGGCGTTGGACTTAATCGAAGACGGTTTTTTTCTTTTTTTTATGATCCGCTTTTTGTAATCCTGGTTAATATAAAAAACCGGGAAAATTAAGTCGGGATTTATCTCAAATTCACCATGAATACTACATTGTTGATAAAGTTCAACTTCTGAAAAGTCTTTAACTGTTTTAATGACTCTTGCACACTCGTATTCAGGGCATCGAATCTCATAAAGCAGATCAATTTTTTTATCTTCAAATAAGCGTAACAGTCTATTGAAAACTACGTCCAAGGGGAGTCCTGTAGCATTTGCAACAGCGGTTGGATAAAAACTTTTGATTGGAAGACTTGCTGCTTCTTCTACCCAATCATCAATGTCCAAAAGATCCGCCATCCAAATCACCCCACCTTCTTCTTAACGTTCTTTATATTATAACATGTCTACGTACAAAGTCGATTGCTGTCTCTGAAGCCTGGGACATAAAATAAATACTGTTCGATTGTAAACCGATTCGTATTGTATGAGTTGCTTTAATGCCATCCTCATTAACAGGAAACTGTATAAAACATCCTTGATGTTCTATGCTCGAAGACAAATAATCATATAGTGGGGTACCCCGAAGATCCCTTTCCTTAACCCCCATTCCCACTTTTTCCATCCCATTTAATATCAAGGAGGTAAAAGGAATTGCTGAAAAATCTTCACCAAGAGATTGTCGAGCTTCTTGTAAATTCGTTTGCAATTCTGTTATATCTTCATTCTCAAAATATGCATCTAATACTGATAAGATTCTGACAACTGAACTAGCTTGGGCTTCTGTAAATTCGTCTAAAGCTAAATTTGGTTTACCTACTGTATCTATAAGTTAGTGCATCTGCCAATCTTTCCGCATTATTACCAAAAGGAGCGAATACTTGTATTGGTTCCATGGTGACTTGTTGTTTTATCAATTGTGCAAAACTTTTAGCAATTTTACTTGAATTTTTAGGATCTGTTCTAACTTCAATATATCCGCCTTTTTCATTAACGTATACCGTAGTTGTCGTTGTACGTGGTCTAGTTTCTATGTTGTCCATTATTATTTCTCTTGTTACTCCAACTTTATACATATACCGTAAGAAGTACTCGCCCTCGTTTTTAACCGGAGCTGCACCAATTAAAACTGGCTCACTAGAAATTTCTTCACTTAAAGGTATTCTTAATTCATCAAAAGGGTTTTTATCACCATGTTTCTCTTCAATTAGATTTCGAACCCCTTTAATTCCTTCTGTAAACTTATACCATGATATGGAAGTTTTCCCTCCAAATATACGATCATGACAATATTCATATACTTGAGTTCGAACGGAAGTAGCATCTTTCATTTTTAACCATATATCTGAGACAAGTTCACTGGCAGTTCCATTATTAGGCATATTCAAATTGATACATATTTCTTTAAGTGTGTCTTTTGGTAAACGAACAATATCGTTCAAGAGAACTAATTGTGCAATCTTAAGCATCGTTGCATCCCCTTTATTCATCTCTATTAAATTCCATTGCAACTATTATATTACCATATATATCCTTATAAGCAATGATTACGGGATGACGAATTATTGAATAGGTTTACGCTAAAAAAAACCGCGGACCTAAGCCCGCGGGTTAATTGTTACTGTTCTTTCTTCACTGCACTCTTACCAGCACTATATAGCCCACATGAAGTAAGACCAGAGATAATGCCATACATGATACCTGTTTTAAGATCCCAAGGAGCCAGGTAAACAACACCTGCTGCAACACCCAGGATAACGGACAGAACCGGAGCCAGACGAACCGGTAGTCCCATCCCTTTCGCCATTTCTACAAGACCGACTATTACAGCAACAATGACAACATCTGTGATTTCTATATTCATAGTGACCTTCCTCCCTACTCCAAAAGTTTATAAGTCCTTTCAAATACATCTGGCTTGCAGGGGTAATACTCTCCCTTAACGCCCCGTATGATGTAATCGCCGGGACAAACAACAAGCCAACTTTCTAATGTTTTACAATGCCCATGTAAAGCTACTGAATTTCCACATACTCTACAAATATTTTTGCAAACCCCGTCATGGTCAAGTTCCCGTATTTGGGCATCGGGAACATCACCCTTCCGCCACCACCGACCTGCCGATACCACAACCGGCTTTTTACGATACTTTTTCATAGCGCCCTCCTTATACGATTTTCCGCATTTTAATAATGGACATAACGGTCATTAGTTCTTCCGGTGTCATCTCACATTTTGATGCTTTTTCCACCCATCTATAATCATTAAGCACAGGGGGTACTAGTTTGCCACTGACACTATCTTGATACATACGTCCCAGTTCATTTGCAAGTTGTCTCCATTGATCTAAAGTAAGGTTCATTTCCATCTTCCACCACTCCTTATTGTTTTTATCGGATTTTCCTTCATATGCTTGTTTAATTCGCTCTATAAAGCTTGGTATTCTTCCCTCATCTAACATTCTGTGCGGGCAGTATTTACCGTTCCAATGCTGGTGCGGAACCACATTTCCAATAGGAATGCAAAACTGTTTCATAAGCTGAGCAATGATAATAGCCGCATTATCTTCTGCTTTGTAATATCGACTCCCACCGGACTTGGAATAACAAATCTCTACGCCGATGGACTGACGGTTTCCTGTTCTGTTCCCGTCTCCACAATGCCAGGCATTTCGATCAAAAGGAATGCCCTGAACAGCTTCTTTATCGTCCACAGCAACGTGAAACGAAACCTCGTTACTATTCCCGATCATATATCGAATCTCATTATTTGCAGGTGCATCGTTCCAAGTGTTATGGAATGTGATGTACTTAGGTGTCATTTTATTCGGGCATTTAACGCCATATTTACTTGGGTCTACTAACATTTGTCTGATTTCCATCATTGAACATCTCCTTCCCCGGGTTTTCCTTTTAGAATCCCTTTGATCTCGGCAATATCACTTGAAAGAAGGCTAAAAGACTTTGCTTGCTCCCGAATGACTTCCTGATTCTCACTAATGGTCTTTTGATACTCCTTCTCCCGTACTTCATTTTTCTTCATTGTAGTAAAAAGCAGCCAGATAAACAGCGCACCAAATATCCCGGTATTTAGCGCTGTATTAAAGATTTGGTCTTCCATAGTCCCCTCCTGTTTTTTCGCATAAAAAATGCGCCTTATTTTTTGGCGCTAACTGATTCCTCTTCCATTTTCTCAAGCTTCTTTCCAACCTCTTCCCGCAGATTGTATAGATCCGGAACAACGCTATATGGATGTACTCCAGTCACTACGGCTCTACACCATACGTCTACACAGATACTGTCTTCATTAAACATCTTTCTTAGCACCTCCTAACGCAAACGTCAGCTCCATGATGGCTTTGTCCATATCTTCCTTTTGCTTGTTCAGTGCTTCTTCCAGGTCACGAATTCGCTGCTCTGCCGCTGGAGAATCTGGATGGCTTTCGGCGTTCTCCTGCTCCTCACGCTCTTTTACAATGTGGTCAAATACCTTTTGGGCTTTTACCTCTAAGCTGTCATTCTCTTCAAAAAGGTTGCCGCCAGCGTTAGCATTAATGATTTGGATGTCTTCAATTCGCGTGATCCTGCCGTTTTCGGTAATAAGAATCAGGTCTGCATCCACCCAATGCGGATTAGATTCTAATACTTTCTTCGCCGGAACCCCGTTAATACTTTCTTTCTTGTCCCAAATGGCGTATTCCATGTTTACATCCTCCTAGTTCAGAATTCTTGTCCACGTTTGGCCATTGCCGAAATACATGGGCTTATAGACTAATTTCGCCAGCTTGTTAAAGTAGTAGGCAGAATTAAATTGTATCCGTTGGCTGTATTTAACACCTAATTTTGTTTTATTAAGGATATTTACATCCTTTGCTGTCCCGTTTTCAAACACTAAGAAGTTAGAAGGATAGTGATCTGATGTAATACTATAGATCTCTACTTTACTTAGATGACTATTACCACCCCAACCACCTATTGTATAGATTCTCCCCCCACTGCGCTTGAGGTTAGAGAACTCCTTCCAGTTGGCATGTTTGCGCCCTTTATCCATGTATTTATAGTTGTATCGTAAATCTCTAATTCATTGCGAGCAATAGATCCACCAATAACATAGATTTTATCTCCCACTGCACTTGAGGTTAGACCGCTCCTTAACGTTGGCATATAGGCTCCCACTTCCCATCTGTTAGTGGTGGTGTCGTAAATTTCCAGTTTGTTCTCACCACCATTCCCGCCTATTACATAGATTCTATCCCCCACTACGCTTGAAGTTAGAGAATTCCTCACCGTTGGCATATCTGCTCCCACTGTCCATGTGTTGGTGGTGGTGTCGTAGATTTCCAGTTTGCTACCACTATACCCACCTATTACATAGATTCTATCTCCCACTGCGCTTGAGGTTAGATAGCTCCTTGCCGTTAGCATATCTGCTCCCACTGTCCATGTGTTGGTGGTGGTGTCGTAGATTTCCAGTTTTTTATAACCATTCCCGCCTATTGTATAGATTCTCCCCCCCACTGCGCTTGAGGTTAGAGAACCTCTTGCCGTTGGCATGTCTGCCCCTGCTGTCCATCTGTTGGTGGCGGTGTCGTAGATTTCCAGTTTGTTCTTACCACCATTCCCGCCTATTGTATAGATTCTATCCCCTACTGCACTTGAGGTTAGAAAACTCCTTGCCGTTGGCATGTCTTTCCCCGCTGTCCATTCACCAGATTCAGAAAAAACATCTGTATACACAACATGTTCAATTTCATTTTGCTCATCCTGTATCCAAAACCCCGTTTTGTTTGTCGGCTCTGTAGGTTGTACATATATCGGAATATTCCCGTTATCAATGTTTCTAATTTTTGTTGCTAAGTCTGTGAATGTGTCCTCTTTTACCGCTGGCACTCCTTGGTCAGTAATGGCCTTAGCAACTTGTTCTTTTCCATTACTGACAGAGGTAAAAAGTTCGTGAATCGTAGTTTCAACATCTTTGTACTTATCTAACGTTTCTTTGATCCCGCCTTCAATCCGGTTAAAATCCTTCTCAGTCACCGTATCATCCAGTTTCCAATTTAATTTAGGTACATATGCCAAGGGTTACACCTCCTCCACAAATAAGGTTTGTTTGATCACGGTATCTGAAGTGATTGGAATGAATACTTCGTTCCTGCTAATCAGCTGATCATCAGATGTTTTCAATTCAATCAGGCTGATGTTGTCCATCGCCCCTTTCGGGACGATGTATTCAAGGTTGACGGCGGTGCCTGTGAATGTTTTTTGCACTTGTTCCACCTGGTAGGAGGAATTGAGATATACGGCATCGATCTTGTTACAGGCATAGTCCGCCACTTCTTGGATAAATGAAGAAACGATCATTTTACTAGTACCTCCTTCCCTCTCTCCGCAAATGGGGTCCGTCCAAGTTTCCAGGAACCCAACTTGGTCTTACGGCTCAAAGTAGACTTGTAAATATGCTCGCCGATCCCTATTCCGTCCTGTAGGGAGGTTTCTTGGTTGTAGACTAGATTAGCCGGCTTAATGGTATGGATGGTGTGTTCCACTTCCCGAAATACTGCAGCATCATTGATTTTAGTATTGGCCTTTAAAATAAACTTCTGAGGGTCCACGCTGGCCGTCGCTCGGCCTTTACCAAGCAGAAAATCAAGTCTTTCCTGCAAATACCGGATGGTAAAAGGGGGTTTTGTAGAATACCGGTTAACGATACGCTTCCGCCGGAAGTCTAGACTTTCTTCCTGTGGATCTGCTTGGATACTGAGCTCATTTTCCCGGCGTTTAGTGGCCACTTCGTCTGAACGGAGAACAAATTGATTGTTTAATAGTCTCTCGATTTCAATTTGAAACAACCTAGCCTCTTCGTCCAGCGTCTTCATAAGCTCTTGGAATTCCTTGATCTCCAGGTAGTAAGCCGGCAGCATCTCGATGAGTTTAGACAATCTGAACACCCCCAAATAAAGGGACTTCCTCGATGCCAAGTTCCAGATTGCCGGCAGCTCCGTTTAGCTGTGTTCCAAATACGTCTGCAATTCCTTGCACATTTAAAATCCGGGATTCTACCTGACTCTCCCGGATAATCAATTTCTCTTCATTCTCCCAGTTTTTTCTGAGAGCTAGAAGGTATTCCTGTACAGCGGCCTCTATGTCTGCTTGTACCTGTCCAATCGTGACACCCTTGTCCAAAACAACCGTGGTTTGGGTACTCACTGTTACAGCAGATACAGCGGCAATGGTTACGGAATGGCCTATAGGTGCCCAGCCAATGCCTTTTCCAGCATTCTCTACCGGGTCCATTTGAGTCTGAATATCCTCCACCAGTTGAGGAGAAGGCGGATTAAAATCACTCGCGATAATCGTACACTTGACCGTGCCGCCACCCTTCCAAGCCGGAAATACTTTTACTCCCCCCACGCCACGAATGGACTTGAGCTTACGCTGATAATCGGGGATATTTCCGCCAAACGGCTTTTCATTGAGCTGGTCGAAATACCTTTTCCTTAGCCTTTCATCATCCTCTTCATCCTCACCAGGAACCAGTATTTCAGTGATTTCTGCCTTAGCCAAACCCTCGATAAAATCAATCGGCAGCAGCTTGCCAAAGTGCTTATTTCCTATCTCTCCAGGTACTTCCGATTCTAAGATGTATTCGCCTATAGCTAGTTTCTTAATCGCCTTATAGGTCACCATTTCGATGCTAAAACGGCTGCCTATGGGTATGTCTTTAGGCTGACTGTTTTTATCTTCAAAAACACCCTTCCTTTTTGCTCTTGTCGCTGGCTCACGAGTAACCCCAAAGTCTGAGGTGTTCCATTCCAGATACTCACCAGAGGCTGTACTGGCTGAAGATAGCTTCCAGTTTATATCTAAATCTGCGTAGGCTTCAGCTAATGAAAAAGCAATGGGAGCCAAGGCATCATAAATCACGCTGCCTTCCCGTTTGTCCACGTCACCTGAAACCCTGTCTAACATTCTCTTCATGATCGCTTCAAAGGTTTGTTCCTCATACAATCTCCTTCACCTCCTGTTCTTGGCTGAAGCTCCCAAATACGCTCGTTACAACGAAGGATACGGCCCCAGAATCACCAGACGAATCAAATCTAAAGTTTCCTACATCTTTTATTCGGTCATCCTGCATAAGCGCTTCGGAAATGCGTCTTTTAAGCTCGGACTGTACAAGCGCAGGAGCCTTGCCGATAAGCGTTTTAATATCACTGCCGTATCTATCGCTGTATATGAGGTGCTCGAAACGGGATGTACTCAGAATTTTCTTTACAGACTGCTTTACGGATTCCAGACCGTCTACGGTTCCCGTTACTCGTTTCTGTTCAAAATCAATCTTGTATGTCTGGCTTGACTGTTGTTTGAACTCCAGTGCTTCATTAGGTGTTAGAGTTGAGCCGGTAGGAAGCATGGTTACACCACCTTTCCAAGTATCACATAACTGTGGCCGCCTTGAACACGAAGCAAAGCTATCCTATCTCCCGCAGATAATTCCTTAACCTGATCCAACACAATAAGAAAATCCTCTGTGAGGGTGAAACGCTGATCTACGTTTACCTCAAGAGGATTCGCTTTCGTTACTTCACCAAACAGGATGGATACAGGGTTGCTCGTATCGACAGCGCCAAGAGCAGCCTGCTTAATAATGTTCAGCATTATATCACCTTCAAATCTAACGTCATCGTATGGTCTTCTCCCTCGAATTTGTGCGTGCACTCATCAATCAGGAAATATTGTTTGATCTCCAATTCCTTGATGACAATGGGAATAAAACAACCGGCGCGGATCCGCAAATCTCCAATGGCATCAATCCGGATTTTTCTTTGTTCCCGGTTGTGCAACTCAATGAGGTTATTCATGATTTCCTGAGCTTGGGCGCTGTTTAGTTTCTCATCGACTTTCCGGAAGAGTTGGAGCCTTCCCCACTTCGCTATATTGGCACTATCTTGAGCGATATAAACATCTCTGCGTTTCGTTTCTTTATTATCCTGAACCACTTTCACCCGGTTGTATGTCTCGCCATCAATGGACCTTTCATAGTCGTAATCCGTCATGAAGCTTTTATCCCCTATTACGGCATCTACCCTCATGTCATTGATATTTCTGAGTGTCAATTTACCGAAATCATCGTAAAGAACATAGTTTCGGTGTGTAGCAATGAGGGTTGTATCCAAAGCCTTATAGATGATGTCCATGAGTTTTTTATCATCCTCTGCCATGGGCGGGAGAGTGTATCCAGTGTCCGCCAAGGAACCAACAGAAAGCTGCAAATCCCCTGCAATGCGCCGGATCACATCGGTAGCTGTCACACCTTTAAAAACATAGGTATCATTTGAATTGAGGTAGCGCGTTTGATCATAACAAGTGAGTGTAACCTGCTCATCTGCTCCGCTGCTAATTTTAAAAATGTAACCGTAGAATAGGTTTACACCGTTCATGCGGAACCGGATGACATCCCCATTTTCAAAACCAAAAATGGCATTCTGATACAATCCCTTTTTGATACAAGATATATTTAATTCAGCCGGCTTTCCGATCCGGGATGTCTTATAGGTGATCTCTGTTACCAACTCACTTATTTCCCAGATGATCCCGCGCTTCTTGCTATTCATTAGGATTTCTTTAACACTCTTTTTCATGACCTCACCTTAACCTTATGACCGATCCAACTTTTAATTTTTTCACCTGTTCGTCTGTCATGTTGTTAATGTTTTGAAGTTCCTTCAGTGTGGTGCCATGCTTCTGGGCGATACGGAAGAGGGTTTCCCCGGGTAAAACCTTATGTGTCGTTTTGGATTCTCGCTCGTCAGGTCGCCCCGTGTCCACCTGTACCCCGTTACTGGTGATGATAGCCCGGTTAGCCTCATAAAAGATATATTCCTTAAGCGACAAAGAGAATTCGATATCACCTGGAGAACCTGCCACTTCCTTGTAAGTGAACTCTTCAATTGAAGTCGGAAGCTTAATATCAAAGGTTTCCCCACATAGATAAACCGAATAGGATGTATTTTGGTGAGCCACTTTTCGATATAGCCCACATAGTGACTCGGTTCCAAAAGTACCGCGTCCTTTTCGACAAAGGGATAATTCATGGCCGGAAAAATGCTCTCGAACTTGATGTCACGAAGCCTTAACTCTTTAATCACATTGATTTCCCCTAACCCTACCGCACTGTAGGTCTTCCCGTTATTTCCCCCACTGATTTCAATATTCTCAGGATTTACGGGGAGCTTGAATCCTTCCTCCTGGTTGTTATAACTGAGCCAGATCCCTGCTCTCATCCATACACCCCCTGAGCGCTTGCAACGATGTCACTTTGAAGTCTATCTGTAATCCGATCTATCATCTCATCAACCGTATAGCCTTCTCGGATATCTCCTGTCGTGACATTAACTGTCGGAGTTAGCGTAACGAAATTCTGGATACTCTTCATCTCTGCCAGCTCCCGCATGACCTTCAAGTCCTCACTTGATATATCTACTTGATCTTCGATCTTTCCGACTTTGTCCACTTTCTTAAGTGACTTCGGCATTTTCACCTTTGGCTGTTTAGGTGCCTTGGGCATTTTCGGCTTCTTCTTTTTATCATCATCGGAAATAGGAGCCATTTTCCCTGCCTTCGCATCCCATTTGTTGAGGATATCATCTGGATCATATCCGGGCATTTTGAAGCCATCTTTGAGTTTATTGGTAAAATCAAAACCTTTTCCATAACCCGCATCAAACGAATCTTTTAGGTTCCACTGTTCCATTTTATATTTTGAAAAATCCACAACATCTTTATCGCTTGTGGGCTTCGGAATGCTATCTATAACACCCTGCACCCTATCCGAAAGTGCATGCGGATTCTCCGTATCTAGAAGGGTAGTTGTTTTAAATTCCGTACCAAAAATAGAGTTGATTTTTTCTGCCAACCAATTAAATCCTTTTAAGACGATATTGATGGCTTCAAATATAACCTTTGTAAGACTTCCTGCAAAATCTTCTGCACTTCGAATCATATTGACCATGTATTTGCCAAAGTCTACCGCCATATTGTAAAAATAGTTCTTCACTGCGTATACGGGATCAATAAAGACATTCACCAAAAACTCAGCGAACGATACGACCCTATTCCACATTAAGGCAAAACCGTTATGAAAAAAGGCAAAAAAGGAGCCGAATAATCCTGCAACAAAACCTACTATTTCCTGCGCCGTAACCCCGAAAAGAATAAGAACCGCAATGATTAACCCTATAGCTAAGGCAATGCCGAATAATATTGGGTTAGTGAACAGAAATTTAAGCATAACCCCCAACACAACTTGCCCTAACTGTAGTAAAGAAGCAATGAGCGCCGGAACATATTGCAAAGCTAAAATAGCAAAAAAAGCTAGGATGGCCGGAGCATAGGGAGCGATCACATCAAACAGCCAAATGACATTATTGCCTATCCAGCCTATCGCAACCGCAATTCCATACAGCAAAGAGCCAAGGATGACAAAAAAGGTTTGAATCCCCTGACTCTGTATGATTTGATTAAATAAATGAATCAGCGGCACGAACGCTTGAACCGCCCATCTTCCGGCATCGGCAAACATGTTTTTTAAATTGTTTAAGAGCATTTTCCATTTATATGCCGGTCCATCCAGCATGCGGTTAAAGGCATCTTTCCCCATGCTTTCAAGTTCTAAAAGCTTTTGAAAGGATTGGATAAATCCGTCTATGTCGCCTTTTTTGGCTTTTTCAACTAGTCCCGTGCTTCTGATTTTTGCTTTCCCAATATTAAACCGTTCAGAAAGAGATACAATATCCCCCGATAAGGCTTCCTTTACAGAGAAAACCGCCCCAGCAAGCCCATTTCCGGCAGTATCAAAGGCGTTGAGCTGTTTGGCTATCATGTTTAATTCTTGAATCTGGCCACTGTTCTTTGTAGTAGAAAAAAACGAGAGTGCGCCGGTTAACGCCTCCTTGACATCCACCCCAGCTTTAATCGCATTGCCTTTGAACTTTTCAAACATGGCTTTCCCGACTTCAGCATCCCCTGTTCTAGCCTTGAACATATCCTCCATCTTCTGCTGTTCCATGGCCCCGCCGATCGTGGCATTCCACACTTTTTTCGCAGCTTCAAGGCCTACATATGCCGCAGCAATGGATTTGATGCTTTTGGTGAGATTATGGGCTTTATTCGTGCCGTCCTGAAGCTGATGGTTGAATTTGGACTGCGCTGCCGTATTTCTACTGATCACCCCGCTGACATCTAAGGAAGCCTTCATGTTATGGGTACGATTGGCGGCGGCCTGCAATTTTTGTAATGCGGAGTCAGCGGATTTCGCACCTCGAGCAAAGTTTTGAAATGGGTTAGAAAAGGCATCAAAGATTTTGAGTGATGCTGCTACAGTTGCCATACTTCACCCCCTAAGTAGAGAAAGGCACTCTATAAGAGCGCCTTACCCACTGTTATTCTTTCATTTTGTCTCGCAATTTCTTCTCTTCTTTCACGCGCATATCAATCATCTTGTAGATGGCGGCTTTTTCAAAGCGCGACATTTTGACTAACTCATGTGGCAAAATATGAAGTTCATGGAGGGCGTAGTAAGCATAATTCGTCTCACCATCGCCCTCTTCCATTAGTTTTTTATTTCTTCTTTTAGATCTTCGATGTCTTTATCAAAGCCGTTGATCTCCTGTACTTTTTCAATCAGATTGGCATACTCCCCAGGGAGCAGCATCCTGCGTAAGAGGTTTTCAGCTCCCAGGGTACCGTAAGATTGTTGCAGTTCCACATTCTTTAAATCTGGGAAAACAACACTAGCTACCGCCAGTTTCGCCAAGTAAAGCTCATTATTGGTTTCTGTCGTATACATGCCATTTTTAGATTTTACTTTTCTTGTTGCGGACTTGCGGATCTCTTCATTCTCGGCTTCGGTCATGCTGCGGATTTCCCACGGTACAGGTTTCCCGTCTTTATCCTTAAACCGATCGGATACCACGACCTTCTCCGTAATTGCTTCGCCAGCCTCTTGGGCAAAAAATGCTTGTAATCCTCCACTCATAGTTCTTCATTCTCCCACTATAAATTAATATTTTCTTTCATTTGCTCTTGTTTCCTTAAGATTTCAACTTCGACTTCCTTAAGAGATGGAGATTTCATGTTGTGATGACATATTTTTCTGAGCAAGCCGGTAGCGGGAATAGAGGTTGGAAGCTACTTTCCAATCTGTGGGTACGTTCATATGGCCGCACCTTGGATATCCACACCATTCCCTCGACGGTTTACCCTCCCATGTCACACTGGGTCTATGCCCTCACATTCCTTCGTTCTACCTCTCAAGGGGTGGACGCTGCTTCTTGCTCCTTTACTGGGTCGTTGCCCTGATGTGATAAAATCTGCAGCTGTTCCGTGCTTCTATGTCGTTGTTCATCATCTTAAGCGTTTGTACAGCAAATTCATGGTTTGAAGTTGTTTTAAGCAGCCATCTGTAGTTGAGACTGGCGTACCGGTCCTAATACATCTTTTGCATTGTAACGTATGCATTTTGTACCCAATGTGTAGAGTACACGAATAAGTTTTCCACATAATGCGACGATTGACTGTTTCTTTTTCAGCGGATTGTGGCTGCGCTTTGTATAATACTGGTGTAATGCTTTAAATTCAGCGTTTTTCGTTACCATTGGCAACACAGCACGGAATAGCAAGGCTCGAAGCCGAGATCGTCCGCGTTTGGTGATTGTGGACTTGCTTTTCTTCTTGCCGGAGCTGTTCTCTTTGAGATTAAACCCTGCAAGCCTGATGATCTGCTGTCCATGTTCATAGCCTTGTAATTCGCCAACTTCGGCTAAAAATCCAGCTAGTGTAACAATGGCAACTCCAGGGATCGTTAGCATTTCTTCTGTTCCTGGGATTTGCTTAAGTAGTTGCTCTACCTGTGTCATGATGTCTTGAAGTTGACGGCTAAACATCTCATATTGCTCAAGTAATGCCTTTACCTCAATCTTGGCTGCCGATAAGCCCTCTTGAATTCCAATAGATGCTTTTGCTGCTTGAACCAACTTCTCCGCCCGTTTTATACCGATAGCTCGCTTAACATCCTGTTTCCATCGTTTTAGAATGGCAAAGGAGCCAAGCGTTATAATCTCTTGTGGTGTCGGAAATTCACGGAGCGTAATGAGAGAAGCCTTTCCCTCCCAGTCTTTAAATACCTGTCGGTATTCAGGAAAGAAACGATCCAACCAGTTCTGAATCCGTCTCTGAACCTGCCCAAAGTTCATCATGACCTTCTCGCGAAGATTCATGAGAATGCGTAAATCCGCATAAACACCCTTCGGAAGATGAGGTTCTGAGTACTTGCCATTACGAACAAGATCCGCGATGACTTTAGCATCTTTATAGTCGTTTTTCGTCGGTGAATTGTCCTCAAGCTCTTTACTTTTTTTCACGTGATGAGGATTGACGATAACGAGTTTGATTCCCTCGTTGCGTAAGAACTCCGCCAGTGTAAACCAGTAGTGTCCGGTTGGCTCAATGCCGAAGATGACGTCTGCCTTGGCATGTTGCCGCTGAAGCTCCTTCATCCACGTTACTAGCTTTGACAACCCGGCTTGATCATTGTGGAACACACAATCTCTGCCTAGCTCAAGACCACGGAAGTCAATCCCCCGTGCAACGTGCGTTTCCTTTGCAATGTCTGCTCCAACAACAAGGGTAGATTCGGTAATTTGTAGAATTCGTTGATTCTGTTTCTTAGATTGTTTATACTTCATATTGAGCGTCCTCCTTCTAATTAGGGAATGAATGACCAACTTTCAGAACCCAGCATACAGGAGACGCTCTTTTTGTTCAAACCTCAAATTAATTCATTACAGGAATGGCTCCTTTTTTTAAAAAAATTAGTATAGGGTTGGTTTTTTGAACGAATCGATAATATCTACATCGTCGAAGGTGAAGCTGACTTCTTCATCTAAAGCTTCACCATCAACATCCAGTTTAGCCATGATCACTTCGTCTAAGTTGACGTTCTTTAAAATGACGGTTTGGGCTCCTATTTCAGATGTTGGATCATCATTGGTGATCATGATATCAAAGTAGGTATCTTTCCCTGTTTTGATGTAATCCAGCATAAGCTGGCGGAAAAGAGTCGTGACATAATAAATAGTCATTTTCCCTTCGCCCGACCATCCATTCGCTTTGTGCTGGTCGCCACGTTTTCCCAGTGTACGAATTTCCTTTTTATTTTTTTTGGCGGTCACCTCAATGCTTTTTACGTAAAACATTTCTTCTGCTCTTCCCTTGATGGTTGCATAGGCTCGCCCTTCCTGTCCGGAAATGGCATCTGCTGCTTTCATCCAAGACATATCATTTCACCTCTACTTGCATATAGATTTTTTCGATGGCATCCACCGGTTGGATATACACGTCCACCGTCACGCTGTCTGAATCCTTGCCGGGTTCTACGGTTACGTCTTTTTGGGCATCGAAGTTCTGCACTGCGTTCATACCTTGATACAACTCCAGCAGCCGAATGAGTTCTTGCTTGAACAGGTTTCTTCCATCTGCGTTGTTATCTACCTTACCGATATACTGGGTTTCGTATATCCGTTTGCTGTCATTGGCAAGGCCGTCCAGCGTACGGATGACCCGGTTTTTGGAAAAATGCTTTCCTTTCTTGGCCGTTACCGTCTGGAACGTGTTAATATCTTGCTCCACCACGGCTTTTCCGTTGTTAGCGACAAATAAAAATTCTCCCTGGCGGAGTGCTTGTTCCACTTCCTGATGGGTGTATCTTGTATCCGCATCGACAGCTCCTTCATAAGCCTGGAAGGTAAGGGATTCGTTCGCCCCTGCCGAAGCTGTGGCGGCCGCAGTCCAAACTGTAGCTTGAGCAGCATCCAGTCTGGTTCCGTCTTCCAGAATCACCCCGTTTTTCACACTGATGATACCTTCGTAATCAGCTTTATAATTCGGGAGAATTGCTTGTACTTTTCTTCCTTCCGATTCCCTCCATTCCTTAATTTGAGTGAATACAAGAGGGTTTAACTTACTGCTTTCCTGACCCTCATAGGGAATAGCAATAGTATGAAACTCATGTGCATCTATTGCAGCCATGAAGTCCAAATAATCTTGGAAAGTGACATCCCCATTTGTACCACCTGTTAGAGGTACTCCTGCTGTTTCTGTTAGTGGTGCATCAGGCATTTTCGCCTCGAAATTGACCCAATTGTTTGAGGACAAATCCCCAGCATTAGAAGCAATTTGTCTGTGTACTTCCTCATTCGCTACGAAGGTCTTCACAATAAACTTTGTTGGGTCATCTATATTAGCTTCTACACTGACCTTAATATCATTGCCACGGATACCGCTATATTTAGCCTCCAATGTGATATCCCCAATGTTTCCCTGAGCCTTTACTCCATTAGCTAAGCGGTATAGTTTTACTGTCTTAGCCCGTTTAAACGCTTCCCTAAGCAGTAACATTTCCTGTGCCGTGATATCATAGCCAAGTACATTTTTCAAATCATCACCTACATTTATTGTTAGGATCTCTTTGGATGGACCCCAACCTAATGTAAGTGGCAGCGCAACTGTACCGCGTTCCCCAACTGCCGTCATAGACTTTCGTTCGGACGCTGTATTGATATATACTCCCGGTCTTACTTTGTTTTGTGCATCCCATGTTCCTCCTGCCATTTAACGCACCTCCCTGTTCAATAAATCCTCGACCAACTGTTTGGCCTGTTTAAATGTATAAGTTTCGCCTTCTTTTAAAACAACAGATAAAATATGTTTTTGCATTGTCGTAAATTGTTTGGACTCAAGGAATTGCTCCTTGCTGAAGACAGCCGGCTTAATGGCTTGTTTAGTTTTACTCACGGATAATTCCCTCCTGCTCTAATCCTTGCAGCTTTGTGCCAGGCGCTTTTGGTTTGATGACATGGTAATCAAATGAAATGAAAAAATGTAAAACATCGTCCACAATCTCGCTTCTCATCCCGGTTCCTCGGACTGTGTGTTCCCCAACTTGTATATACTCCATCCCCTCTATAAGCCTCTCAGCTACCTCATAAGCCTCTTCGTAACTGGGGCGAAATAATGGATATCGAAGAGGTAGAAACGCTTATAGCGGCGGTCTATTTCCCTATTCTGTGCCGCATCTAATATCTTGGCGAAGAAGCAACCATTCTCTAAACCTTGCCGGATCTTCTCATCATATATTTTTTTGTCAGGGTATAACGTCTTTAATGCCCGAATAACACTATCTTTTACTCGGTTCATCCACCTATCAACCCTTCGATAAATTTTGTGAACCTTTTTTCAAGGTACTTAGGCAGTTCCCTTTCCATTTCCTTTGCGGAGATTGTCATCATAAATTTGCCTTCGACCCAACCTTTTAGGTTCCTGGTCCGATGGCCATATTCAACGAATCCCGCATAGTAGGTTTCATTTATGATCTCAACAATGTAGGCATTTCCAACCTTTTGAACGTTCCCAACTCGCCAATTTCTTCTAAGTTGGCCCGTTTTCCCTACGGGTGTCCTTTTTTTGATCTTCCTATCAAATCTCATAGCCATTTCGAGCAGAAAGTCCGAAATAAAGCGCCCAATCAGATCACTATTGGACGCTTTTTCAAGATTCTTAGTAAACTTGTTGAATTCAGATAAGTCTACATCTCCCCATTTCGCCATTAAGCGTAACCCTTTCTTTGTAAGGCTACTTCCTGGTGGGTTGGATATGGGAAAGGTTCTCCGGCAGTAAACTCTCTACTTAATGTACCGCGTTTTATTTCCACCACATCCCCTTGGTGGATATCTAATTCAGGTGAAATGAACAACTTGGTTTCATAGGCGATATTGTTCTGAGCATCTTTCTGATTATTTACACCTAGGGCTTTTTGGGATATGTGGCAAGGTTGATCTCGGTAGATTATCACTGGCTCATTCTTCGTACTTCCGTTCGGCTTATCTACATCCTCATATCTCCGGATGGTAGCAATGTCTTCATACATTTTTTCAATTGTTTTACGATGCCTAGTATAGCTGGCCACGCTACCACCTCAGCTTTCGGTGCTGGTTCAAGTCCACCCGGTAGTTGGTGACAATGCTTTCAATCACAGACTTTGATGTATGTGTCACTTCCGAACTATTAGACGAGTTAACCGAAGTATCCCCAATCTTAATGGACTCTCCACGGTATGTGGTTGCATCGATTTCATCCAGAGTTGCTAATTCTACACGAACAACATCGACCACCATAGAAGCCCAAACGAATTTTAAGGCATCCGGCACGTGGGAGAGATGGCAGTAACTTAGAATGCGGTGTTCGATTTCGTCGATATAGGTTTCTATCAGTGGTTTCAAGGAATCATTCGCAAGTCCCAGGCGCATTTTTACAATAGACCAAATATCCACGGTAGCCATGAGAGATTCCCCCTTTTTTCATCTTATTACTCATCCAAACGAATGACCTTCTCATTTACAAGGGTGTTATAATCATCGCCTCGAACATCCGTTCGCTGTCCCGCATAATAGATGTTGCCTCGGTATTTCACATTTGTAACCCATTGCACCTTCACGTCTTTTTTTGCCGTTGACTGCTTCTTATCTGTCTCTACTTCCTGTTCTTCCGCCTCTTTTGCCGTTATCTCTTGTTCTCTTTCCTCTGTCTGATCCGGTTTTTTAGCCATCTTGTTCCCTCCTAGGCAACTTTAGCAATAAAGATTTGATCAATGGTTTCAAACGAAGGCAGGACAATCTCGGAAACAATGGTTTCCACATTCACCGGTTGTGGTTCCTTAACAGTTGTTATCGCTACGCCCGTATTGACAATAGACACATTTGCCGCAGTTCTTCCCGTCATCAGGTCAGACTCTTCGGGCGTTGTACCATAGTACGTATTGCCTAATGTACCGTCTGGAATCAGAGTAAAATAGCCATCAGGATAAAACAGGTGCATGCTTCCGTCTTGTAAGGCAAACTTTTTGTTATAGACGGATATTTTAACGCCCAGTTTCGTTTCCAGGTATTGTTTCATCATCGCATCCGTCATGATGATATTTTGCCCGCCTAATGGATTCATGTCCTTTCGAATAGCCACGTTTTGTAAGATGTAGTTCCATGTCTTACGCGTGCAAATGGCGTTTGTGGGACGAACCCCTGTATCATCCTCGACTGTGTCCTGCCACGTTTTTATATCTCCGACAATGTCGGCTTCCGGATGACTCCATTTGTCTGTGTCGGTAGTCAATGTGATTTTGTGACCACTTGGCATTTTGTAGTCATATTTGTATCCCAGCCTGTTGGCTTCTATTTCAATCTTACCTGAAGAGAGCAGCTGCATAATCATCCGTTCAGGGACGACTTGAGCACCGTTAATAAGATTTGTCACGTCATCGTAAATAGCATTAATGACAGGCATAAGCAGTGCCTCATTTTGCGATGCGGCTAGTTTATTTAACTCCTGTCGATCTTTCTCACCAATTCTCATGGCCTCGCGGAAAAACGGCATCTCCGTATCAATTTTGCTAAATCCGATGCGATCCCGCAGAGTTGCCTTTGAATCAAATTCAGACGGCATTAAGGCAACGGGCAGCCCGCGGGAACCCTTGATCCAACTCAGGTCTAACCCAAGTTGTTTCTTCGGCGGAAATAGCGTTCCTCCCAAATATGGAATGGCGTTTGAAGGGGTTGCAAGGTAATAGGTTGCAATATTCTTCGCGTTTACAAGATCAAAAATATTTGGCATGTTTATCATCCTTCCTTAGGTTAAAAATGTGATTTGGTTTAAGGCTGCTTTTGTTGCGTCATCCGGTGGCGTGGGAATTTTCGTCAAATCGATGAAGCCATGAATGATCATAGCCCCTGATGCAGGACCATAGGTTACGTCAGTATCATTCATTACGATTCCTTCCGCATCTGCCCCACTTGCTTTTTTGGCAAGTTTAGAAGCATCCTGAAGAACTCCACCTCCCAGAATAGTACCGGCAGGGATTATTTTTTTGCCCTCGGAATTTGCCTCTACCCCTGCATCGTCTAACGTAACCGCAACAGCGACATAGTGGTCGGGGAATTTCAAGATGTCTTTTTTATTGCTAAACTTCGTTTCAACGAATTTCATTATTCTAGCCTCCGTTTATTCAAAATAAGATAATCTGGCTTTTTCCAAACTCTCATTGCTTTTTGCGAAATCGGCAACTCGTTTACCAAAGTCTCCGTCATGGCCTCCTTCGCCGCCTTTACCATCCACGCCATCGGCAGGACTTGCCCCTTTAAATCTTGGTGATGTCTGATCGTTTTGGACAAACAAAAAAGCCTTGCTTTCCTGCAGGGCTTTCACCTGGTCATCCAAACCACTTTTAATTGTACCGTCCTCATTGACCTCAATTTTGGATTTATCCAGCAGAGTTGCAATCAAATCCGGATCGTGGGCTTTACCTGCAAGTGCCAGTTTAATGGCGGTACTCACGGTCATATCCTTGATTTTAGATTGGTATTCTTCATCTTTGGTTTTGTTTTCACCTTGCAACTGTTCAATTTGTTTTTTAAGTTCCTCGTTATCTCCTACGCTCTTTTTCAGTTCAGACAATTGTTTGTCCCGTTCATTGATCTCAGTCTCCAACTGCTTCTTAGCTTCATTGACTTCATCGAAGCGATGTTTTGGAATATACCCTTTATAGTTTTCCTCAACACCTCCCATAATTAGTTTTATTTGTTCCTCAGTCAAGTTCATTCCTTCTAATAATTTCTTTAAATCCATGTATACCACTCCATTCACTTGTTTTCCCGGTTGTGTCCGGTAGATTAATCAACAAATTGTTTGTACCATTCTTCATAATGGATGTCTCCAGGAACATAGTAAGTCTTCCCGTTCTTGCCTTTTGCTGCCCTGACACCTGCCTCATCATCAAAAAACGCCACCGTGGTACTTCGGCAGCGTGGATGTAGAGGAGGGAAGTTTACTCCTTCTTTCTTTTCAGAAAGCAAAAACACCTTTCCATCCATATGACGGCATATTTTAGATGTCCTGCGGTCTAAGGTAGCCAAGAATTCGTATTTTTCAACCACACCACTTGCCTTATACGAATCAAACGTAGCTTGACTCACGATATGGGCGCTCTCTGTCTGAACAAGCCTTGCGGCATTTGAAAAGGATACCTGCATCCTTTCGGAAAGTATCCTGGCCGTCTTATTTACGTTGTCTCCCCTGATTAGAGACTGTGCTAGGTTGGTATCTAGCTCACGAATCAATTTGGCTTTATTTGCCCATATTCGTTCACTGTAATTAGCGCTCAACCACTTATTCGATATGATTTTCCAGGCAGCCTCAGAATCAATTTTAGCAAATGTAACCCCAATGCCGGTTCCCTTTTGGATCTCATAAAGCGTCCTATAATACGTATCTGTATAGGTGTCACCAAGCAGATCCCCTGTTCCTTTTCGGCTGCTTTCAGCCAACATTTCTATATGATGTCTGAGTTGGATCTGTAGAGCTTCCAAACGGTTTATGCGGGTCCTGTAATACACATTGTTTAATTCCTTTGTCCATCTATGGTCTGCATTATCCTTCGCCTTGGCCGTAAACTCTTCAAGTGTCATACGAAACTCTTTGAGTTCTCCAGCATCCAAAAGTTTTTTCGCCTCTGCGTAGCTGATTTCATTGTTATCTGCGAACCTCATATAAAATGCTTCGATGTCCTTTTGCATAGAGTTCCAAGCCTTTGCGTACTCCTTTTGGAGACGGTTCACGTAGCTATCTGCTTTCCTAAACTGCCTTGATCCTAGTTCTTCACTGCGTTTTCTCCAATACTCCTGAGGCTTCATTCAGGTTCACCGTCCGGTTGTTCTTCACCTATGCCAGGATAAGCTTGCTGCTCAAACTGCCCCATATCCTCTTTCTTTTCCCTTTTGAGGCGTTCTAACTCATCTTGGGCATTTGTTACCCATGGATGGTTGGCTACAATTGTCTCATCTGAGATCACACCCTGGCTATCTTTTGCATTCGTGATGGCCTCGGTCTCATTAATCAGGATGTCTCGATTAAAAATAAAATCTACGGACTCGCTAGTAAAGTCTTTCCCCGTTGTGTTGTAAATATGAGCATTAATAAACCATAACAACTGTTCCAGGGATGCTTGAAATTCTGTTTCAAGAATGTTCGCATCCATGTCCAGATCTGCGTAGAGGAATCGAAGAGCAACACCGCTTTTATCTCCTCCAAATTTTTCAGATTGGGTATCCACACCACGCCCGAATTCGTAAATATCTTTGCGGTTTTGGTTCATGTGTAATTCATGAGCATTGGTATCAATATTCAGTGAAAGAGTTTCGACACCATCATTTGGATTGATACCATCAATTTTTATAATTCGATATACGGACAAGTTTTTACGAATTTCCCCAGCCTCACTTCCGCCAAATCCCTTAACCACATAGATGCTATTCGGTAAGTCTTCCAGGTTATTGGTGTGATCGGATTTTCTCTCATCGTAATCATCCACCAGCGACTTAATTAACTCAATGAGTGGTTGTTCTTCATCGTTATACTTGAACGGTACAAACGGAACACGCTCCCAGTTCATCGGTTTTTCGGTTTCGTCCTGTCTAACTAATTTAAAATGGGAGTCTTCAGCACCTGCCTCCACATCGGGTATAAGAGAGCCTTGTAACATATACCTTTTTACGCCGTAACTATCCCACCATTCTACCTTTGTAACAGTAGTTCGCCGTGAGCCTTCATAGACCTCTACCTCATACGCCCTTATCATGGCATCCAGTTCAGTATGTGCGGCATCTCGCCATAATGGGATGCATTGTTCAGACGGGATTTTAGTAAATAATAGGTTCCCCTCCATGTCGTAGTATGGATGTACCCAGGCAATTCCTTTGTTGATGCTCTCTTTTCCAATATTTTTGATCAGCCGAAGTAACGGACTTCCGAAAAAGTCCATAAGCAATTCTAAATACTCCTCATTGCTCGTTTGTATACTCATGGGCTTTGATAAGAGATACCCAACCTTTTGATCAACGAGCTTGCGAACAAAGCCATTAACCAGTTTATTATTGGCCAAGTTCCCCACTATTTCTTTACATCCATTTTCCCCAATGGCGGTCCGTTCGCGCTTTAATATGTCTGTTTTATTTTTATAGTAGCGCTCCCCGGTCATCATCCACTTTCTTTTTTCGGACGTTTTCCACGCGCCCATTTCCACTTGAATGATTTGTTCCAAGGACATTCTTGCCTTAGCTCCATCCCACAGTATGTTTGTGATTTCTTGCATTTCCGGTGACATGGTTTTCCTCCTTCCTACTCAAATGAATAGCCACTTTTTAGATCGGCTACCTCGTAATCATCTAGTGCATACCAAATGGCAGAAAACGTATGAGGATCAATATTGAACTCATCCGGTAGGATTCTGCCGTTTTTATCTGTCTTATAGGTTAAATATTTGAGTTCTCTGATCGTGTTCGGGCATTTCTCAGAGCAAACAATCTTTTTGAACCGTTTTATCTTCTTTGTATATTGCAAGCGAGAACCTGGGAACTTTTTTGCGGGACGCATATTAAAGCCTTTTTGCCTGAAATACCGTATGGTCTTGGGTTCAGCGCTATCTGCTTTTATGAGTTCCTTTGTTCTTGCAAACTCTTGTAATGCTTCGGCTGTCCGGTCATCCGTCATCTGATTCTTATAATATTCCCAGTAGATATAGAGAATTTTTTGTTCGTGATCTATCGCCAGCCGAACCACAGCATTATAGGAATCCTCAAATCCAAAATCCATTCCAGTTCGCTCAATCGGCTTTCGTATACGAGAAATTGCTTCTATGACTTCCTCGTGAGGAGCTACCTCAAATTGAGGCAAAACTCTCACTCCATTCACACCAAAACGACCTTCCCTGGCAATGCGGTAAAGGTCTGGGTCATAGGCTTTTAGTTCATCCAGCTGGGCAATATAACTTTCGGGTAAGAATAAGTTGTCTTCAGCTGTTGAATGATGATAAAAGGTATCGTTTTTGACAATGGTGCGTTTTTCGTATAAGTCTGTGTCTTCAAGCACAATATGATTCTTTAATTCATCTTTAAAGAAGTGTTTGAATGTCCAGTTATCCTCACCTACAGGATTCGTAGATAGCAACATATGCAAGTCCAAGGCGGGATGCCGCAAACGTCCAAGAAGCTCCTTAAAACCTTCATATTTAACTTCGGAACACTCTTCAATCCACACAATAGATACATTATGAATCGACTTAAGTTTAGCCGGCTTATCCATACCTTTGAATATGATCTTGCTACCATTAGGAAATCGTATTTGCATGGGGGACGTTATAGGTCTTACAGTCCCATCCAGCCCCAAATCTGTTATGATTTCCTCTAATAGCGAATACGTAGAGTCTCTATGAGTATCGTATACCTCACGAACAACCAAAACCGTCCGTTTCTCGTTCAGCAGCTTTAACACCAGTTTTAATGCTACGTGGTAACTCTTAGAAGATCCGTATCCACCGACAAGGAAATAAAACTTGTGATTCCAATCGAAAAGGAAATCTTCAAAGTGAGGGTTAACCTCTTTTTCAATCATCCGGCCTCATCCTTGCACGCTTAATCATAATTTCAATAGGCTTGTCATGATCCTTGGTTGCTTTTTGTTCAAGCAATGCGATCTCGCCTTTCAATTTGTGAATGCGGAGTCGTTGTTCCTCATCCCCCTGCCCAACTCGAATCATGTCTTCATACTGCTTGATTAAACTTCTCAGGGTAGACATAGCCCTAGATTGAGCTTGCAGAAACGTAGCTTGTTTGTCCCACGCGTGTTGTATCTCGTATTCTACTTCGGTCATGGTATCAGACGTTTTTTTCCTTTTGAGGACCTTTGTTTCGTCGTCCTTGTCCACTACGAACATGATCCGCTGTGCCCTGACAATGGCTGTATACTGTATAGTGATTTGATCCCAAAGCAGGTCAAGCGGAGAACGTTCTGAAATCTGCTCCATGATTTCCATCGTTTCCTCGGGAAAGTACTTTCGAAAGAAACCATGCGTTACGGCGTTAGCATTTTCTCTAGGAGGCGCGCCTCCACGATTTCCCACAGCGTTTTTGTTTCCTTCTGGAGCACCGCCTTTTGGCTCAGTTTTTGTAGTACTACATTCACCTGTTTGTAGTACTACATTCCACTTATCCCTACTTTTCCAGTTGCTGATGGTCTTTTCCTTCTCCCCAGCATTTCAGCAATTTCTCGGTTTGTTATGTTACCAGAACGTTTAAGCCAAATCTTCAAAGCCTTATCTCGGTTTGGACTTCTCGCTCTTGCCATCTATTTCACCTCACCCACCTCCCAATTTGTATTGAGTTTGTTTTGTAAAAAAATGAATCTTACATCCTTAAGAAAGAAATCATGAAGTATACGACTAATCCTGCTGCGGTGGAACTTATTGCATTTACTATTCTGGTACTTACATCTTTACCCCAAATGACTCCCGCCGCATTTATTCCAGTTTTGAGTGAGTAAAGCACCGCCAGTACCCAAGCTAAGACAATCATATGTCCACCTCCTTATCAAAATGTTGTGGTCGATTGTATCTCCACCTCTGAACTAGTTACTTCAGTTCCTTTAGGAAGCTGATTTTCCGATGTTTCTACAGATTCGTAAGTCTCAGTGAAAATATCCGGCTTGCATGGATAGTACTCGCCCTTAACGCCTCGAATGATGTAATCGCCGGGACAAACGGGAGGAAGAGCGCCCCCCATTGTTTTACATTGTCCATGCATAGATATGGGATTTCCACATAATCTGCATTTATTGGGACAAATCCCGTCAGGATCAAGTTCCCATATATTTGCATCAGGCACATCACCCACCTTCCACCACTGCTCGGCTGATACTACAACTGGCTTTTTACGATACTTTTTCACAGGCATCCACTCCTTCTAAAATAAAAAGCCACTCAACTGAGTGACATATGAACACCTCTTGGGATATAAAAAAAAGCCATGCCTTTTGGCATAGCTCAAAAGCAACCAAACCGGCACTTAAAATCTGCTATCTTTTTGCGGGATTTTAAAGTTTTTTACGATGATATCGGTTACTAATTTTACTGTATAAAAAGATCCGAAAGTCATCAGCCAAAAAAAGAAAAAATACATTGCCACTCCAATAGCGGAAAGAATTTTAATTTTCGTTATCGGGAGCATAGAAATAATGATTGATAGCATCACAACAACTAATCCGTATTGTATTTGGGATCTCAGACTGGTAAAAAGCCTAGTTTGAAATGAAGGTAAAATGATTCTCAATCTTTCAAATGCTGGACTTTCTTGTAAAGTTATTAATAAAGTTAAGAATACCCCGTTTACACCGATGACTATTGAGGAAAACGTAATCATATTACTCATCGTGGATCTGATATTAACTAAAATCCCGAGGTAATACAATAAACCCGTTATACACCCTAACACTAGGCATATATAAACTTTATTTCTTTCCCAAAAAACTTCGACAACCGATATCTTCTTATTTAGCTTCTTTTTCAATTCCTCCACCTCAATTATAAAGGAACCATTACTCTCCTAACATCGCTTCGTCTTTCATCATAAGTGACCACAAATTGTTGGTACAAATACTCGTGCCCGACTGTTTGTCTAGGTTCGACGTCAACAATTATTCGATCAGTCATCCTTGGTTCTACCAAATTAATTGTTTCAGTCTCTGCTTCTTCATTATACAGCGCCGTGATTTCAACCTGAGGCCTTCTAGTTTCGTCCTCAACATTTGAAAACTGCCTTAACGCATCCCTAACAACTTGATCATTTAAAGAGGCTGTTTTTTCAGCCCTTCCTAAAGAGATTGAAATATCAATATTCACCCCCGAAATCTCATATAACATGTCTCTGGCTTCACAAAGTAAATTATTTTCTCCTAGATTGGCATCTAGCATTACATCTGAACCTTTTATTCTAATTTTTTTATAATAATCAGCTTTCATAACGCGATCAATTTTTGATTTATCTATAATCGGCGCAAGCTTTACAATTAATGGATCATCCTCATTTTCGCCTATCTCGTCTAAATATCTGAATCTTAATTCAGTAAGTACCTGCTCGGTTTGTTTGACTGTGAGTCCGTAGAAATTAGATTGCATTATAAGTGCCCCGTATTTGTTATCGTATATAATACTATTGAATTCACCTATATATTCATCTTGATTTAATAGTATATCTTCTTTTATTTCGCCAAATCTTTTCTTTGAGGGAATATTTGTTTCCCTTAATTTTGAAAGTTGAAAGTGGTGCAAGCCCCGTCTTTCATCATAAAATATTGAGTCCTTTTCTACCTCCGAAAACTCGTTTCCAACGTTAACATTTGTATTAAATTTGTCGTGATTTGCGGCCAAGTAATCCAGAAATCTCTCCATCCTCCATGTAGCAGCGGCATTGATTTCAAAATCTTCTTCTAATTCTGCCCGGACGTGAATCGCAGCAGGTACTAGCAGTACTTCAAAATAATTAAAGCGAACATATTTTCCGGCCATAAAAGTCCCCCTCCTTGTATGTCTCATTTCGACGTCAGGAAGTTTTTTCCTTCACTTTTAGACACAAGAGAGGAACCACGGCCACAATAGCTGGTTCCTCTCTTTTTCTCAGCAGTTTTATGCTGTCATATATAGGTGGCAATCGTATGACAAAATCAGCCACTTTTATCCTACAAGGAATAAACTGCTATTTAAATCATGAGAAATTTTCTTCTGTGCACGCTCCACGTACTTCTCCACGCTGCTTTTACTTATGCCCAGAAATCCAGCAATTTCTCTAAAGGAAAAGCATTCTCCATGAGCCATCACATAACATTCCCTTTCTCTTTGGGATAATCTGGATAACGCATCCTCTATTTGATACTTCTGCCAATCAGATAAATTAGAAGCGCTGCCGGCTGTGCTTTTAAAAGCAAAAGCTTGAAGTTTTAAGGGATCTATTAACTTTTCCCGTTGATAGGCTGCCCGGCGTTCTATACCTCTAATATTCCCTGGTCTCCGTCCACTCTTTAGCCATTCAATAACAAATTCACAGTCCGTTATCATCTCACTGATTATGCATCTTTCTGCTTTATCCTCTGATTGTTCTCGAGCCGAAAGAAGTGACTTTCTTGTATCCTTATATTCTTGAATTAGATCCTGCAAAAATTCATCACTCCTTATACGGTAATCTCTTACGGACAGTTCACTTGTTGTCATCTGGTCCAATGTACTCATGAACCAACTTTTCCAATTTTTCTTTGAGGCGTTTTAGTTCACCCTCCGCTGCATCAGCCCGGGCTTTTTCGGCGTGGTACTTCCTCCTTAGGCGCTTTTCCAGTGTAGTAATAGCGGATTTATGATTCATTCCTGTACCTCCTAACACCATAATGCTCGGTACACCATTCTGTGGATTTATTACCAAATTGTATTTATCAGAAATCCCTTCCATATTGGGAAATGAATTTGGATCTGAGAATATATGATTACACCATGGACATTGTTTTAGTTTGTGATTGACTAATTCATAGAATGGCTTCCCACAATTGTTACACCTGCACTTACTTGTAGGAATTGGCATATTGCTTCCTTTACTCATCCCCTGCACCCCTTTCCCATACTTCCATATTTAGCCCATGCTCGAAGTCATCTATGGATAAAGTTTCTACCTCAGTTGTATCTAATACTACTGTCATAGTATCTAAGGTGACCGTTCTAACGAGGGCGTACGTGTCCCATTCATACCCATCTTTGTCATAACCGGAGATATAAACGGCATTTCCGATTAAAGACCGGTCAAACTCTTTTTTCGCTATAAACATCCGTTCTCATTCCTCCTTTTGGTAGGGAGAAGGCTGGATGCCCTCTCCTTTATTCCTCCCAATAGTTTGTTGGATCAAAAGTAATTTGACCTTCAAAATATTTCTCCAAGCAATTAGCACAAAAGTTGTATTCTGTTTTTCGAGTTTGCAAGTGCAAAATTTCCTCTTTTTCTTGTTCACATTGCTCGCATTTTTCGTTATTTATAATTTCCATTTGTTTTATTCCTCCTTAATATCCTGTTGATTGCCGTTCAAGGTTGATTTTGTTTTTATCAAAGTAAGCTTGCTCTATTTGTTCTGGAGTAAAGCCCAATCTTGTACCAATTTCATAAAAGTGGGATAGCGCTATTTTTAAAAATTGTTGATTTCTTCGCCCTTCATCTAGGTGACGGCTCCGGCAAGATCAGATAGACCTCGCCGATCAGTTCGCCGTTCTCGTCATAAATCAAATCCCAAGGGATATTTTGAAAATAAGGATCTACCTCACGCATGGCGATCCAGCTCAATGTAGTAAAAACCAGATGCTGTATCAGCTTGAAGCGCGTAGCGTTTACGGGTAACTTTCTTTTGACGCAGCCAGTCAGGCAAACGCTTGTTGATGATACGAAGAGTGCCGTTTCTATCGCCTTTTTGAGCCCGTAACTTGAGCCCATTATCACCTACCTGAATGATTAGCCTTGGACCCTCTGCATCATAACCAATCTGGACACATTGACCTGCATTACACCCGATCTGTTGGACTGCTCTTTGATTAAAATGCATCCCTTGGCTATTCAGGCCAATGGTCGGATTCGTTGGCACAACTTCATCGACAAACCATTCAATGCTCGTATTAAGTGCCGTCTGATTTCCTTGTCCTCTACTCATTTTTACGGCCTCCCTTTTTAAATTTCCGGCTTGAAACTGATTGTATTTCTCTCCGATTTTCTTAAGAATCCGACTGACACATCCTTGGCTCTTGCCAAGGCTCTCAGCAATTTCTCTTTGTGCTTGATCCTGCATCCTTAATTCAACCACGGCCCGTTCTTCAGGCTTTAAAGCAGACAAAAAATCCTGAACATAGGCAGATGTAAAATCTGTCATAACAGGTAGTACATCCAGCATAGTTGCCTCTTCGTCAGGTTTATTAGAATTTAGCCATGCTTGATCTAATGATGCTACCGACCACCCGGCTAAATGGCGCTGGACTTCCCGGATTTCAGCAAGCTTCCATCCCGTCTTTTCAGCGATGGATTCGGCTGACTCTTGGTCCCATCCTTGTTTCCGAATGAATGCCATCTTGTTTTGAATAGAGATTGGTACTCGAACCGGATAACGTTTATCTCTTAAAAATTTATTAATGGTCCATTTGATCGTAGGCATAGCATATGTGGAAAAAGAAGTTACTTTCCCGTTAAACCGGTCTGGATCATAGTTCCGGAATGCTTGGATAAGCCCGATCATCCCGACTGACACCAGATCATCATAGTCTAGTCCTGCATTAGTAAAGCTGATGTATTTCCGAGCCACTGAATGCACCATCTTCTCGTATGCCGGTATAATTTGATCTTCGTATCCCAGGTGAGGGTTATATCTTATACTCAAGAGTGATCACTTCCCCGTTTGCTCTTTTCAACCGGCTCCCTATATGATTAAATCCCATCGTTTTCCGTTTGATCATTTATTGCTTTTATTGCCGCCAAGATCGGATAAACTTGAACCGGATTCACGGCATTCCCTAAAGCCTTTATCCTTCCAACTCTGTTCTGAACGCCAGTTTCTATCCGTGCAGGTTCCCAATCGTATTGTTTTTGTCCTAATCCTGCAGGCCATTTATATCTGTCCAACCAATCGGAAAGCCCATCAAGCACTCCGCCCAATCTGGATTTAATTGTCCCTTCTGTCCTTCTCTGAGCATTGCTCCAGGTACTGTATCCCTGCTTATCTGAGAAGGAGGAAGCGTACAATTCTTCGCATCCTGTGCCGCTGGAGTAGGCCATAGTCCTTTTTTCCAATTTGCTATATCTGTACGAAGAGACTTCCCTTGTCCTCCCCCATGACTCCCCACAGCATCTGACGCACTTGGTGTGCCCCAAAATGAAGACTCTATCCCTTCTGTGCGGGGCACCGACGGCACAAGACGGAATAACAATTGCTTGCGTGTCGTAACCGATGCTTTCCAATTCAGTAAGCACATCGTCGAGCCCCAAAGTAATGTGCCCAGCAACATTTTCACCAATAAACCAACGGGGTCGGATTTCCTGTAAGATTCGAGCAACTTCTGGCCAGAGGTGACGGTCATCTTCCTTGCCTTTTCGCTTCCCGGCATGGGAGAAAGGTTGGCAAGGGTATCCGGCGGAAATAAGGTCAATTGTTCGATTTCTTGTGATGATTCCATCCCTTTCTAACACCTCTTTTGTAAGTGTGTGTACATCGTCATATATGGGTGTGTTCGGCCAATGTCTTCTCAGGACTTTTTGCGGAAAGGGTTCCTTCTCGCAGAAAGCAACTGTTTCAATACCGGCCCATTTAGCGGCGAGATCTATCCCGCCTATTCCACTGAAGAGACTAAGTTTTCTCATTTTCCCTTACCTCTGAATATGACAATAGCATTAGGAAACGGTGCATTTTGACGGGAACCGCCGAAATATCCCCAATTTGTCCTTTCTTGCGCAAAAAAATGGCGAAAGTCTTCACATCCACTATGAGGCCATTTGTAAGCACAATTCCCATAATCAGTTACCGCAGCAAACATCCCTGTTTCATCAAGGATGAATATGCCCCATCCTTCGCCATCAATCGGGGAATATCGTAGCGCCAATGCTTTATTTCCTTGGTGTACATGCTCTATCCCCTCCTACCATTCGAGATATTGAAACTCACATTTACCTCTGGTGTAACCTTATTTCTGATATGTTTTTTTGATAAAAGAGTCGGCTTGAAATCTTTGTAAAGAATAGGAAATCTAAAATTATTAGACTTATCAACATAAACCCAAATATGGTAGTTTTTTAGGTGATCACTTGGCTCTTTGCCCATTTCCCATAGGTCCCAATCTCCGGAAATTATGTCTTCTAGAAAATCATCGCAGTCCGATACGTATATTTCTTTATAATTTGTGTTTACCATTAGATAGAGTTCTTCCCATACTTCCACATTGGACAGCTCGCTTTTGATATACCTAACTGCCTTGTAAATAGATTCAAAAGATTTCATTGTTGATCACTCCTTTTTTGCCTAAACTTTTACCTTGGAACCACAACCGGTACATAACCGGATTAACTCGCTATTTTCATAGCGGAGCTTGAATTTCCAGCCTGCACATTCCGAGCATCTTCCGGGCATGCGTTTTAAGGCATCTAACGTCCGTTCTACGGGCTTTTCTTTCTTGGATGACCATTTATGCCTACTCATGTCTTTCAAGCTCTATTTCGACCCTTGGACGCTCCCTGTCGATGCCATAATCCATGACCTGTGGTAACGCATGTTTGTCATCATCGTAAAATCTAGCATCCTCCAAAGCGTCCAAAAGAATTTTAAGTCCGTTATGTGTATCCCGTCTCCTTCTGTCCGGAAAGTAGAACCACAAGCGAACAATGACTTTCCCTCCTGCCGTTTTCCACCCGTTTTTCTTCCGCCAGTTTGAAGCTAGAATGACCGTTTCTTCGTACCATTCCTGTGCTTCTTTGCTTAATACCCTGATAGCTCTTTTGCCCTTGTAAGCATTTCGGTACATGTGATTTACAGACGGTACAAGACCTTCCAAGATAAATCTGTTCATGCTAGTTCCCCCTTGCTCCGCCTGGGCGGTCTTTTATCTCTCCATGCCTAAACAAATCCATGATGAGTATTGCAACTTCGTCCGGGTCCCTGTTTAGTTTTTGAGCCATCTCCTCAACACTATATCCAAGTTTCCACATGTTCTTAGTTTGTTTTAAATCCGAAATGGACCACAGAAAATCCATATCCTCGCAAGCAATTATGTTATTCACTTTGTAACCTCCGCATGGCATCTTCCCGGCGTTTAGATGTGCCTTTATTTTCGTAAATCGCACAGGTTCCGATAATGCGGTCAAATAATCTACCGTCTGGATCTAGCTGATTTCCGTATTTGTCCTTTTCAAACCACTTTTCAAGCCGTCCTAGATCAAGGTTCATGGTGTAATTGGTTGGTTTCCCTTGTCTGCCGTTTATAACCGGGAAAAGGATACTTTTGTATTCATACTCGGTAAGTTCCCCTGAACCTAGTTCATCAAGCGTTAGTAGGTCAGCATTTATTGCTGCATTTACGATGTCCGTAATTGTTACTTTGCTATTTTTGTTAAATGTGTCTTTTGCTAGATTCGATAACTGCGACCAATCTAGAAACAGACTCACGTATCCTTCTTGATCTAAATGATGGTGTATAGCGGCCATAAGATGGCTTTTCCCGTTTCCCGGTCGTCCGAAGAACAATAACCCTTCCTTTGAACTTTCGAATCCGTACGCAAAATCCTCAGCCGCCTGACGCACACTCTCAGTTCCAGGTCGAGGCAAGAAGTTATCAAAGGTCGCTTGTTTCAACCTGTCATTCATCATGCTTTTAGCAAAAGCTCTTTCCATCCTGGCCTTTCTCATTTTACGTTCGTTCTCCAACTCTTCCCGTTCCATCCGTTCCACATCACACTTGCAAGCTCCAGCCATTACATATTTTTTTACAAAGGGTATATAAGTCCGTTTCATCTCGGTACGGCACTTTATACAGCAGTAGGTGCCTTCGTGAACGCTATCCCCGTACAAAGATGCTCCAGTCTGGTTCGGTATCCCCAGCAGCATATCCACTATTGGCGGTGCTTTGTACACTGGCCTCTGTTTTACCCGGGGTATGGTTTGCATTGTCTGGTTTAAAAGGTGCTGGTCTTTGTTGCTGAGCATTCCGCGTTACTCCTTTCTGGTTGAGGTAGCTTTCGAATTTGGTTCCGAACAGGGTTTCCGGCCTAAGATACTGCTCCATTTGTGTACCTTTCCACTCTTGAACCTTTTTATCTATCACGGTTTTAAAGTCATCAAGCTTATAGCCTTCTTTCCACCTTGCACTGATATGCCGTTGAGTAGCTTTTGTATTTACCCTGTATTTGGTTCCAGCTTTTTGATTCAGGTAATCAACGATTTCAGAAAAGGGTATATTATTATTCTTTTCTTCTTGTTCATTCTTGTCATTCTTTACATTCTTGTTTATATTGTTGGGTTGCCGTTGCTTTCGTGGCTGTTTCGTAGCTTTTTCGTCATTGCCTTCATCATTGCTTTCGTACTCTTCAAATTCCTGATAAATCCCGTAGTTACTTATGTTTATCAGGATTCCTTGCGTTGCTTTCGTCGTTGTGATCATCGTTGCCTTCGCGTTGCTTTCGTGTACCCCTTCGTTGGGTTTTCGTAACCACTGTATAATTTGATAAATTTGGTCCTTGGTAGGACGTTCTATCCGGGCGCCTACTCGCCATTTACAAGCGTCGATAATCTCCGGGATAGAAGTCCTTACCTGACCAGGTTTAAGCCCCTTGAACGTTGAATGTTGGGCAGATACTAGGAGGTAGATCCACACCTTGATGTAAAGGGGCGGTTTCTCCCATATCTCACTTTCAATAATCTTTCGGTGCAGTTTAATCCATCCATCCATAAGACCACCAACTATTCTCTTGCTTTCATTAGCATTGCCATACAACGGCGAGCCCTGATACCTTCCACTGTTCCATCTAGCCACCTATGGCATTCTGTACAGGTGTGTAATAGATCGGTGACTTCTGTTTTATGATCAATCTGCTTTCTACCAGTTATATGCGCTCTTTCTGTGGCTCTAGCAGCCCCACAAAATTCACAAACGCCTTGAGACCTTGCTTTTAATTCCGCGTCCACCGAGGGGCTTATATCGCCCATCTGCTTTTGCGTAAGTTTTACCCTTTTGCTTCTTACTTGCTGTGCTTTGGAATATGGCCTGTATTCAAATTTCATGCTCCGCCACCTCCCATATTAAGATCTATTCTTAACCGTAATCTTAGTTCGTGCAGATGCTCCGTTAATGATGTAAATTCATTCCGCCATAACTGCATCTTTTCATATGCTTCTGCCTCTTGCTCTCTTAGTTCTATAATGGCTAACTCTGCTGTGGTAATCTTGTCTTTTGTGTTGGCAGCTTTCACAGCAGCAAAAGTATTTTTACGGCTGGCATAGATGCGTTTATACTGACCGTCCATGTAGGCGGATACCCGGCCCATAAGAGTATGAGCCTGGGTAAGCAACTGTATCTTTCGGATCATTCCGCCAGGTGAGTCATCGTCAAATTGTTCTGCCTGTTGCCGGTATGCTTTTATATCATGAATGTACTGTGTTACGTCCATAGCGGCACCTAGAAGGGAATTTCATCATCTGAAATGTCTAGCGGTTTGCTATCGTCGTAGAAAGGGTCTTCAGGGCGTTTATTTTCATTTTTACTTGATTCGAGGAACCGTACATTATCAGCCACAACCTCGGTTACATAGATTCTGCGGCCCTCATTGTTCTCATAATTACGCACCTGAATCCTTCCTTCTACTGCCGCCAAACGTCCCTTACGCAGGTAGTTAGCGCAAGCCTCGGCTAGTTGTCTCCACGTCACTATATTGATGAAATCCGTCTCTTTCTCACGCGTTTGTTGGTTTACATACGGGCGGTCTATAGCAAGCGTGAAAGATGCGTGAGCGATACCACTAGGGGTGTACCGCAGTTCCGGATCCTTTGTCAGCCTACCGATTAACACGACACGATTTAGCACAAGTCAACAACTCCTTTAGCGCTCTTCGTTTGTATAGGAGTCATTCTAGTCATTGTGCTAGCAACTCCGAATAATGGATAATGCTATTCAATTTCTTTGTCTCACGACAATAACGGCATTTCTCACAACGTATAGGCTCTTCATGCCCAGCTTTAACCTCTATAAAACGCGGCATATGTCTTTCGATCTCCTCCAGCTCTCGCTGAATGTCATACGCATTGATTGTAAGGACCGCCTTATCTGGTGGGTCTTCTTTCGATACCGCCACAATAATCGGTTCAATCCAACCGTCACGTCCTACTACACGCCGTTCTATCTCCGCATACAGCGCCATCTGAGTTGTATACCCACTTGCTTCAACAAAAGATACGTAACCGTTTTGCGGGTCCCATATTGCCTTCTGTATCTCTTTCACTGTTTTTATGTCAGAAAACCTAAGCCGATCCGGATTATAGTTATCTATCTTGATCTTCCAAGGTGCCCCGGCAAACTCCGCTGTCATGATTACTTCTTTTCGCCCCTGTAGAACGAAAAGACAAAGTGGGTCATTCTCAATCACATTGATCATTTGATTCGCAAACTGAAATTGTGCTTTCAATTCTCCTTTGGTCTTCCCCGAGAAGAGAATATCCCGGGGTTTGTTTCCTTGAATTCATCAAATGCTTCTGGTCCTTCGAAGTAGGCATGGACGTAAGAACCTATCAAGAGTGAATCTGTGAAAGGCTGTTGCCAACCGTTTATTTTTGCCATAGCCATAGCTTCACAAGTGAGAAAATCTTTATATTGACTATTGCTAAAGTATTGTTTATTTGATTCATTTGAGTGGTAGTTCTGATTGTTCAGCTGGAACATCATTACCACCACCAGTTTTTTTATTTTTTAACTGTTTGAATTCTTCTTCTGTTTTACTTATTTGATGCGCTGGAGCCGAGAAGTTAAAGTAATCTTCTCTCTTTGCCATGCCGTCACGAAGAGACTTCCATATGTTCCCGATTCTTAGAAAATCATTTTCTGTAAAGCTTTCCTGACTGCAACCAATGTAATCTTCTAACATTTCTTTGGTCACACCATACTTTTCCTGAAATTGTTGAAATGCGTTTCTGACTCGGTCTGCCAAAGGTTCCTTATAACTATCCTTTAAAGTTTTGCGACATTGTTCCAAAGCTGCATCAATGATATCTCCCGGAATGACTCCAAGGATACAAGCTCTCATACGACGAGCGCCTAAGTTAGCAACCATTTCATAAATATCCCGGGCATCTTCAAGTTTCTGAGTCTTCCCTCTGGCTTTTCTCTCATGGCGAGCCGTGAAAGTCATCTGTCTGCGAGTATTTGTTTCAATGTCCCAAGCATATGCCATTACCTTGGATTCTCCGTGGCGCTGTTCCAATTCAATCAAACCGTAGTCGATGTTCCCCCATGCCTGCGCTACAACCTCAGCAAGCCGGATAGAAGGACCACTTATTTTAGAACCGCCTTTTGGAAACTCATACTCTGCTTCCTCTGCCAGTTTTTTTCTCTTACAAGATTGGATGATGCGATTAAACGAAGCTTGTTGGTCCCTAGGGAACTGTTTGGCCATGAAGATAGCTGCCTTCACTTCTTCTGTTTGCCGGGTGTTTGCCATCTGTACGGTTGCAGATTGGACAGGCGGCTCTACCGGCAGGTAGTTGGAATAATCAATGGGTTGGGTATCTTCAAACATATCTATTTGTCCTCCAGACTTGTAATAAGAATGAAATATGTTAAAATGATTTCAAATTGTTTTTTTCTAAGTGGACTGTTGCAGCAGTCTACTCTTTTCTTTGTGTATTCAGTTGTAAGTACTTCATATATTGATCATGACGATCAAAAGCAAATACCTCTTTGCCCCTGTACCGTTCTATATATCCTCCCACTTGGCTGAGTCTCCATTGATCAAATGGATCTGTAGTAAATTGGATTCTGATCTTTCCTGACAACTTACTCACCTCCTTCTCAAAAGCTCCACGCCTTCATCTTCTGCGCAGTCCCAGCAGCGCAATTTTCCGTTAATACTTACTGCAGCCCATGCTCCACAATCACATGTAGGTTTGTCTTGCTTGAACGATTCTATTTTGCGAATAAAGTAAGGTTCAACCATACAGTTCTCTAGCATCCTTTTACTCCTCGATTCCAAATTTGTGGCGTATTTCTTGTAGCTCTTCATGCAACATTTCTACTTCTGCAGGATCTTCTGAAAACAGATATTTTTCATAGACACTCATGTAAAGATCATAAATTCCTTGAGCGGTCATATATTACACCTCCTTGATCCAGTCGAACTTTCCATTTTCCTGTTTGGACCTCATTAACAAACTGTTCAAAATTGATACGATGCTTTAACCAAACGTTGAAAAGAACATAATAATTCCCTAACCTATCAAGAGATTCATCTGATATTCGAACAACTGCCACCTTAGCATCATCTAAAATTCGTTGGGCAGTCGTCCGAATTGTTTCCTGCGCTCTGCAATCTGCTACCATGCGGAGTACTTCCCGGCCCTTTAATAAACCAGTAGCATAAACCACGCCCGATGATCTTCCCGTCTCTTTGAAGAGTGTTTCTGATAGAGTCATATCCATTCCCCTTTCAAATATTTTCCTTTCTGGTAGAATGGAAGTTGTCGAGACTTATCATTCTATGTAGAAAGGCGGTGAAACATTGAATATTAATGATGCTTTAAAAAATATAAGGCGCATAAACGAGTATTTGAATCGTATGAGTTTTCCCACTCAACATCTTCAGACTCAAATGAAGTTAATAAGTCGTGATTTCCGGATAACGCAACAATTACAAATGTCATTCAAAAATCTAGCGCCTACTTTCGAAGCTATTCAGAAACAGCAAGAGCTTCGAAAGTTAACTATTGATTGGAAAACAAAATTGAAGCCAATTGCTGAGAAAAGTCGAAGAATCTCAGAGACTCTTGCAAACTTAAAGAATCTTAAAGCTCCTATTCTAGACGAAATTTATCCACACATAGATGGAGTCACTTCTACTTTAAAAGATTTTTATATCAAAGATCATGAAACAAAGTTGCAAGTTGATGATCTTATAGTAAAATCAAAGAAAAAAAGATGGAATTTAGAGGCTCTCCTGAACTTTTCACTACAGGTCATGGCCATATACATTACAATTTTTCTTTCTTCTCAGAGTTCTGACATGCTTGAACAGTTTCATCGTGAAGAAGTGAATCAAAGAGAGCGCCATCATCAGGAAAATATCCAACAGAAAGAACGTCATCATCAAGAATTAATAGGTCAATTACGTAACAACAACCAACAGAAAAATCAAATTGCGGGAATCGAAGATTACTTAGAAAAGTTATTAGATTCAATTATTTTAAGTATTCCTGAATCTTCAGATGATGCTCAGATTGGTCAACAAGATCTTGAAGACGAGTAAGCTCCTCACTATACCATTCATTTAATTCTTCTCTTTGCTCAACCAGTTGTTTATATCGTTGGTTGAGCCTTATTTTTTGTATGTCCGCCAGAATGCCAAGAAATAAAAGCCATGCAGTGAGTATGGATACTGTAATAGCTAGAGATTTCAGAGTAATCCACTTCATGCAATTTCTCCCTTCAAATAGTTTGCTTTATTGTCTCAAACGAAGAAGTGATTATAGAACTGATAATTCAGGTTCTAATTCAAGTGATACGACCATAGCCGCATTGATGTAGACCGTTTTCTTGCCCAATGATAAGGCGATCATGGCATCCATTTCTTTGGGCAAGAACCCATCTTGAACCGGCTTTATTTCAACGTCTGTATATTCATCCCCGGTTATTAGCACAATGCTTTTCGCCTTCAAGTGAACCCCTCCTGTCCAGTTCTTGTTTAAGAGAGCGTAATATAACCTTAATCAGTTTAAGAGCGGATAATGCATTCCTAGTCTCGTTTCTTGTTTTGTTGCGCAATGACGGTGAATCTATGATGGCTTCGATTTGACTTACGGCTTCCATGTACAATATAAGATCGAGGTTACGCCGTCTCGCCAGTGCTGCAAGATAGGATTTTTCAATTTGAGTCATGTACAGTTCCTTTCTGCTTCTTCTTTAGCTTTCTCTAATTTGCTACTGATTTTTTCGATAATCTTCTCTATTGTTACGTGGGTGAATGATTTCTTGAATTGTTTTCATGCTGTCGCCCCTTCCTTAAACTTATTAATGAAATAAACCTGTCCTTTGCCTGTTACTTTAGATGTTTTATTAATGGTGACATGTCCGTCACTGTGAGTGACTGCGGTTTCCTTAATCTCAAACAGTCCCATTTCCATTGCCCGTTGTGTCGGTATGTTGCGGTCCGTTCCTTTGCGTTTAATTAAATAGCCTTGTTTGCGCATCCATTCAAAGAGCCTTTTTTCTCCTATATCGAAGCCGTTTTGTTTCAACATCTTTGCCAGCTCGCCTACCAGTATGGATGTTGGACTGGCTGTTACAGAATCAGCAAACAATACCTTGGGTCTATCTGATTTCACTTGGGCTTCAAGCTGCCGCCTAACTTCACGTTCTTCTTTTAGCTTTGTCGCCGCTTGTATGAGCAAGTCTGGATTATCCAAGAGCTCATCAGTAGCATACATGCCTGTTTTGCGGATTGCCGGGAGGACTTCGTGTGTTACCCAACGCTTAAACTGTTTGGCTTCTGGTTTGCGGCTTTTGAGTATTGCACTATACAGACCAGATTCATTGATAATGGTTACTTCTTGATTTCCTCCGGGGGTACGTACAATCTGCGTATCCTTTTCATCATCATCCAAAGTCCTTGTAAAATCGCTTGCCATGCGAAAGCCTAAAAGTTCTGATACATCCTTTGCAACCCACCACGGATGCCCGTCTTTCAGAACCACCCGAACATCTTTTCCGGTGAAGTTAAACACTTGTAATTGATTCATGTGATTAGTTCCTTTCCGTTTTTTAAATCAAAGATCAAACTTCCTATCAATTGGTAGCCTGAAATTGATCAGTGCAATGATCGTTTCTGCATTTTTCCTTAATTGCTCAGGGTTGTCCTCCAACGATTCGTTCGTTTGTGCAAGTAACTCAATCTGACGTTCAACAATTTGTTTAGCTTGTTCGGTAAACATGTTTCTCACCTCCTATTTCAATTTTTAAATCATTCTTCCAAACAACTACGACAAACCGGCTTTCCTTGGGGACCACGAATAAGATCCTCTATTGATCTGCAAATCGTGCAACCGGGGTTATACTTGTGAAGGATTACTTTATTCTCATCGACAAAGATATCAAGCGGCTCTCCTTCACTTATATCCAGAGTGTCGCGAAGTTCTTTCGGAATTACTAACCGTCCTAATTCATCAACTTTTCTTACAATTCCAGTTTCTTTCATTGAACATATCCTCCCTTTTGGTTCTAGACCTAAATCACAATCTATTAATGCTTGTATACTTTGCTTAAAGCTTCACTATAGGCATTCGCTTCATCGAGCCACTTGAGACGTTTAAGTCGTTTTTTACAGATGCTGATTTATTCATTTTCATGCTCCTTCAGCCGTTCTTCACAAAATTTTATGCTGTCTTCGAGTTTCCTTTTTATTAGCGCCCGTAGTTCACTGTCTAGGGCGAAATCCATAAAAACCATCGTTTCATCTTGAGTCCACACATAGAGCCATCCGTGATAACTGTTGATTTTAGTAAGCTGTGACTTGAGTTGTTCGAGATGTCTTTTTATAGATTCTATTTCATTCATTTTCTTGCTCCCTCCTCTGATTTTGGCGTAATAATATGAAGGGCATATTCAATTTTGTCTACATCCGTTTCTAATTGTTTTAGCTCAGCTTTGATATCCCGTATTTTTTCTTCAAAATGGAATTTCTTTATTAGAAGTAACAGGTGGGGATCCGTCACAGTTTCGAGATTTTCTTCTTCGCACAAGTGTATTCTCCTATTGCCAGATACCGTATTTTTTACCTTGTCAATGTCTAGGTAGCAGATGTCATATCTCCACTTTCCATATTTTTCTGGAAACGTCTTGCTTACTATTTCTACAATTTTTTGTCCTCCCTGTAGCATTGCGAAATCGCCTATTTCAAACTTGCTGTTCGGTATGCTTTCTTCATTCATTCAACTTCAGCTCCTTTTCGTTTTTATGACTGGAAAGCAATTCAACATCTTATACATGAGGGATATCGCAACTGATGAGAACGATGTATTTGCTATTGCCAAACAACAAAAGGATTAAGTTACATCAAGGAAGGTTGACCAAGTAATATCCACTGGGAACGATAGGGTTACCACAACTTGTCGTTCCCTTTTTTTCAAGTCCATGCTCCTAAAAAACGGAAGCAGTTCTTCTGCACTTGCGTTCTTCAACTCTTCATGAAGCAACTTACACATTAGTTGTTTTTGTTCCTCGCTACTTCCCGTCTTCGAAACCTCAGATCCAATGTAGTCGTCTAACACTTTCGTAATGTTCATTGCCTTGTTACCTTGATTCATTTCCTTCAGCTCCTTTTCGTTTCTTCAAAAAATGATGCTTCCAATTGTTTAATTTTCAACTTAATTTCTTCCTTCAACTCTTCATCATTTATCAGGTGAGCAAGGAAACCGAGTTGTTTAAGCCCATCATGCTTCATCACAAGATCGGCGTTTAGTTTTAAACATTGCCATAACTCTCGAAACTCCGACTTAGAGTGTTTTTCGAACAGAGCGAATAGATTGCTATGTTTCATACAAAGTTCAGCCAGTCTTCGGTGTACGGGGTGTATGCAGACTTTGGTTTCTGTCATGTGTGGTACCTCCTTTCAGTTAACAATCTGGGCATATTTCTCTTTAATTTTGTTTTCAATCCACTGAGTAAGATCATACTTGTAAACACGTTTCGAATTCCCAACTTCAAAATTAGGAATTCCGCCGCATTCCGGTTTGAGTTGGAATAATTCATACACTCTACGGCGAGAAATACTTAAATAATCTGCTATTAACTGGGCTGTTAGAATATCTGGAAGATCGCTTAATTTTAAGTTCTCCATGGTGTGTTTAACCTCCAATACCTCTCAGATGTCATGATGCCTCAGATTCTCTCTCAATGACCGGAAGGATTCCTTCACGCTTCAATAAGTCATAAATGAAGAGTCTTCCTTTTTGGGTCCATTTTGTATTGACTTTAGACTTATCCGCGTCGATTACGTGAGTGGTGGTTTGCGTATATCCTTTATCCTGATATTTAGCGTAGAGCAGCCAGATGTCTCCTTGCTTATACTGCACTTTTAATTCATGTAGCTTTTGATTGAAAGCTATTGCACTCATTCCGTAATCTTTAGCAATCTTAGAAACGGACAACAGCGATTTGTTCTGGAGCACCATGTCATAATAGGATGCTTTCGGTTGTAATTCATTTACCTGTTGTGTTAACACCAACTTATCTGTTGTTAGAGCGGCTACTTTCTGTTCAAGATATTCATGGGCTCGTTTGATGACCATTTCCGGGCTGTTCCACTTCCGTTCAAGGTCTAAAAAGTATTGCCTTGCCTGCTTACCTTTGTCATTCCGTTGAATCATGGAAATTTCTTTTGCCATGTTGATCGTTAAATAGTGATCATCCAGAATCCTTACTGCTCCGTTATTTACAACCGTACTTTTTTGACCGGTTGTAAAATCTACATTCTCAACGAACCCATATTCGGTCATTCGAGCGAACCACTTAGAATAACGCTCATTGGATTCCAAAAATTCATGAAGGTCTCGACCACTTACAAGCAAATTTCCTTGCTCATTTGACTGAGTTGGGATTAACTGGTTCATTGTGTTACCTCACTCTCCATGCCGAGCATCTCTGCAATTTTGGATTTTTGCTTCGTTCCTTTTCGGGTGCCTTTCAAAATTTCCCCTAAATAACTTGGTGAAACGCCTAATTCCTTAGCCATATCCACTATCTTGATGTCTTTTACTAACATGATTTTTCTTGCTTCAATACCAAACTCAGAATAATTCCGCATATCTGCAACACCACCCTTCCTTTTTTTGTTAAAAAACAGCTAAATTATTGACAATCAGCAGTAAATATTCTACTATTACAAGAAAGGCAGCAGAAAATAAAAGTCGTTGGGGAACGATTTTAAAAACGGGGTTATATACCCTCTACTTTTTTGTTGTCTTTTTTGCCATTAATTAAGCTGTTGAGATCATAATAACAGCATATTTGCAGTTAGTCAATATTATATTGTTAAATTTTCATCGAAGGAGGAGACATTGCGCTTCTATGTCTATTTTGGAAAGTATTCAGTCGCTTTGTAAGCAGAAAAATATATCCATCCCTTCATTAGAAAAAGAGTTGAATTTCGGTAGAGGCTCCATTTATAAATGGGATAAAAATTCTCCCTCAATCGATAAGATTCAAAAAGTAGCCGACTACTTTAATGTATCTTTAGATCGAATTATTTATGGATTTAATCGTACTGAATTTACGAGTTTGGTTAATTACGCAAAGGGTAATAGAACTATTCATCAGTTTTCCAATGACACCGGAGTAGATAAGGGGAACTAAACAATATATGTAATGGTTCGATAACCACCCCCCAAACTTGGAGACAGTAAAGAAAATTGCTTTAGATAGCAAAGATAATTACATTGTGTCAGAATACGATTTGTTGGAATCTGCTGGGTATCCTAGTAACCGACCTGTTCGCAAAGACTATGAGCAATATTGCGAAAGACTTTCTAAAAAATTTTATAAAGCTGGGTTTCTAGTTACCTTTTGGACAGAAGATGATCACGAATACGTGCATATTGGTCACAGTGGGCAAGATGATTTAATCCTAGACATTCCTTTACACGAGTTTTTAGAGAATGGTGTGAAAATTCTTAATGAATTGGTTGAAAAGAATAAAAAAGAAGAACCTCAAGAAAATTCACACGGTTATTCAATTGAGGATGAAGTATTAACGTTGGCAGCACATCAGCTTGGTTACAAGGGAGCCTTAACTAAAGAGCGACTAAATCGTATTAAACTTGCCATAAAACTAGCCTTAACTGATTGAATGTGTTTTGCACTTCTATCAGAAAATACACGAAGGGAAGAACTGCTATGAAAGGTCATTTCTACAAGCCGAATTGTAAATGTCCCGGAAAAAAAACTAAAAAATGCTCCTGTGGTGCAACTTGGTCATACATTATAGATGTTGGGACTAACCCAAACACCGGAAAGAGGAAGCAAAAAAAGAAGGGAGGATTTAAAACTAAGCAAGAAGCTCAAGAGGCTGCCGCGTTACTAGTTGCCGAATTATCGCAAGGAACATATGTCGAGGAGAAAAATTACACGTTTGAGGATTATGCTAGTGAATGGCTTTTGGAATACCAGTCAACTGGAACCGTCAAAATTAGCACTGTTAGGATTAGGGAATATGATGTAAAACTTCTACTCCCTTATTTAGCAAAACTTAAAATCTCTAACATTACAACAAAACAGTTTCAGTATGTGCTACTAGATCTACACAACAAAGGTTACTCATACAATTCAATAGTCAGTGTACGTCAAACTGGACGAATGATTTTTCAACGAGCAATTGAACTTAAAATAATTAAAAATGACCCAACCTTGTATGCTACGGTACCAAGAAAGCAAACGACCGTAGAAGAATTAGAAAAAGAAAAAGAAATCCCAAAGTATATGGAAAAAGAGGAATTAGCCTTATTCCTTCAAACAGCAAAAGAAAAAGGATTAGATCGTGATTATGCTATTTTTTTGACTTTGGCCTATACCGGTATGCGGGTTGGAGAACTTTGTGCCTTAAAATGGTCTGACATCGATTTTTCAGAACAAACAATTAGTATTACAAAAACATATTACAACCCAAATGTTAAACTTAAAAATTACATCTTATTGACCCCAAAGACAAAATCATCAAAGCGATTGATAGACGTGGATAACATTGTATTAAATGAATTAGAGCTACTACAAGCTAAACAAAAAAGAATCAAAATGCGTTTTAGAACAACATATCATGATGAAAACTTTGTATTTTCTCAACAAGACGAAGAAACCGCAGGTTTTCCTGTTTATCAAAAATTAATTTCCTTCCGTATGACGCGATTGCTCAAACTTGCAGAACTTAACACTAGGCTTACTCCCCACTCTTTACGACATACTCATACCTCACTACTAGCTGAAGCAGGGGTTAGTTTAGAACAGATAATGCAACGACTCGGACATAGAAGTGATGAAACAACAAAAAACATATATCTTCATGTCACGAAGCCCAAAAAGAAAGAAGCTTCCCACAAGTTCGCAGAACTTATGAGAAGCTTTTAA